CTCTCGTACATTTCTTCTTGATATCTTTTAATTGTATCGAAATCTTTTTTGTTCTTTTTTATGCAATTTTGAAATGCATGGTATGCTACTTTAGTAAAATAAGAAAAAGGATTGTAGCCAGCATTACATTTAAATCGTTTTCGTCTCAAAGCAGTCATCATTTTAACGATTGCGTCTCCTTGCATTTCGGTTTTAAAGCTGTAGGAGTAAAAATTTCTAGCTAAACCTAGTCTAACAGCAATTAATTGTACCATTTCTGCAAGACTCTCGGAAAGCACTCCCGTTGAATAAAACTCATGTATTTTACGCTCCATTTCGACTGGGTCGATATAAACATCTTTAAGCTCCTCTTTAGTTCTTCTCACGCGTTTTTGTTGAGGTAAAGCTACAGCTTTAACTATTTCGTCTGGCAAATCGTCTGCTTGTTTCTTTTTTGAAGAAGATAACAATAACTTGCCTTTGGGTTTAGAAATCTTTACGTTTGCTATTTTAGATTGAACCTTTTTAGATTTTAAATCAGGTTTTTTTGTCTTTTTTTCCATTACTCGCAAAGTATAGGTATTATTTTAAATAAATCAACGACGTCCAATAATTTACGATTCATAATGCGTGGAAGAAACAACGGGAATGCGCTCGGATTCGTATAATCTAACTCTCTCGTCAAAATGCTTCTTTCCGTAAATTAAGCATGTGTCTGCTATGTCAAATATAGTGGCTATTTCTTTTGTGTGATGCAATCTCAAACTTCTTCCAATTGATTGAATTATTTTAATTCTTGCTTTTCCTATTGCTGCAAATATTATATTATGTAAATTTTTAATAGAAATACCTGTAGAAAATATTTTAGAAATTGCTATGCACACAACTCCAGACTTTTCTTCCATAAGCTTTCTCATGTTCTCCCTTTCTTCCAATTCAACAGATCCTTGTATAAAATATATTTCTTTATTAGTGTGATCTTGTAAAAACTGCAAAAGATGCTCTCCGTGTACTATACGGTCAACCAATATTAAAGTGTTAGTTTCAAGTTTATTTATTAGTTTCGATATTATAGAATTTCTGTACAAGTTGGTATGAAGCCATGTGATTTCTTCTTCATATCCTGCTGTTGGGTCGTTAACGGATGGTTTTGAAAACTGTGGTATGTCTTTATAGTTAAGCTCTAAAGAAACTACTCGCACTTTTGAAATATATTTATCCTGTCTAAGATCTATAGATTTCTTATGAAAGATAATAGAACCAAAAATTCTGTTTATAGACCAAACGTCAAATTTCGATTCTGGCAAAGAACCTGTAAATCCAAATATTCTTTCACACTTCAAATTCTTAATAAGCTTTGAAATTTTTTCAGCTGTAGCGAATTTGTGACACTCATCAACAATAATCGTCGAAAACGATGAAAGAACGTTTTGGTCTTGTTTTTCTGATAAAAGTATTTGATTGTTTGCTATTACTATTTTTGAGTTAGTAAATTCATGAGAGCCAGTCCATCTAGAAATCAACGAATCGTCAATTCCGTATTCTAAAAAATCTTTGTATGTTTGTTGAACTAATTGAATGTCTGGAACTAAAATTAGTACGTTATCACTACTGTGTTTTAAAATGGTTGAAGTTATTAAAGCAATTACAAGTGTTTTGCCTGCTGAAGTTGGAAGAACTACCACCCCTCTTCCTTTTTGTAATGCTGTTTCGGCAGAAGATTTTTGATAATCTCTAGGTGGAAAGTTGAGTGTGACTAACTCTTCGTTTATACTTTTATTTGATAATCGGATTACTAGCTCATCAGTAAAATGGATTTTAGCAGAAGGAAATTTTGACTTAAGTTCTTGACAAATAGTTCCAGTAAAAGGCAAATCATACATTCCTTTATTTGTAATAGCATATTTTCTTACGGGTAAGTTTCTGCCAGTTCTTTTTCTTAAAAATAATAAAGCTTTGTCTTCTACTGAAAAATGCTCTCTAATTTGAGGCAAAAATTCGGATATGATTTTAGGTTTTCTGGAAACTGTATCAAAATCAAATGTTATATTCATGTAAAATTTTTATCTTAAAACTTGATTTAAAACTTCATGAAAACGCCAAAAAATTTTAAGTTCACTTTCTTGTTTTGTTAAAAACCCGGCCCAATCAATTTCATCTAATTGCAATTGGGTTTTCGGTACGACTAAATTCGTCAGTCCTATTTCCGATAAAGAATGAATTTTTAATAAAAATAATATTACTTTTTTAACTATCTTTTTTTTGTTTTTATTATAGTATTCTACTTCGTATTTGGATGCAAATTTGGGATTATATAAACTTATTCCAATTTCTTCCTTGCATTCTCTTATTGCTGTTTCTTCAAACGTTTCTCCCTCATCAACTTGTCCTTTTGGAAAACTAAAGCTGTTATTATAAGAAGCGTTTGTAGGATGACAAAGAAGTACTTTGTTGTCAAATAAAAAAATAATACCAGCAGAAATCTTCATGTCGTTTCTAATGTAATTATTTTAGTAAGATTAGTCATTCCGTATTGAGTGTCTCTAAAGTTAGCTTCGACCTTGCTGAGATATTCTACCAAAAACTCGTTATTTGCTATTTCATCATCAATTTTTAAGATAATTTCATTCGTTGCTATGGATTCGCTGATAGTTTTAATGCTGAGAGTAACTGGCGATTCTTCTTCTAATTTTGCTTTAATGGTTTTGCTTGCTTTTTCTTTTGCTTTTTTGAGTTTTATAATTTGTTGTTTGTGATACATTAGCCGACCTACCCAATAATGTCTAACGGATGGTAGTGCCATTTGTGAGTCTTTAATGTTTAATTCATCAAATTTCAAAAACGTCTCAATTTTTTCATGATATTCTTGAAAAAGATTAGATGCATCAGCCATATCGTTAATGATATACGTCAAAATAGGTTATTCAACAGCAAAAAAGGCTTAAAAGGTCTTTAAGTTCCGGTTATTCAGATTGAAGGAGGGAGGTCCCCCATTATTGGGATAACCTCCTGTCTTTGAAATTCCGTATAAAACGAGTCTCAGTCGGGTTAACAAGCTTCAAAATTTTGCAAAGCAAAAAATATGCCCCCTCGGTTGTTCTGTAAGGGCTGGCTTGAGCGGTCCTGGCAATGGCCAAACAACGGTCACGCATAAAGCGCACATCGAGTAGTGTTTTTATTTATTAATCGCTGACTCCTGTTTATTTATCTCCCAACGAAGACCCGCGTTGAAACGCTTTGGCTGGCACTAACAGCGACTGTTTTAAATTATGTTATTTTTTAAAAAAAGCAACATTTTGTTGTCTTTTTTAATTTTTAGTTTGAAACTTTAGCCAATGAATATCTTTTGCACCAATAACGATCCAGTGATATCAGCTCAAGAGCTTTGTGATCAGCATTGTAGGTCTAAAATGCAAATTGAATCAGCAATTTTGCTTCAACATTGCTTTTCTAATCAAACATTACTGTCAGCTCCTTTGACTAAAAAAGGATCCCCACGTAAATCTGGCAAAGGGTATTACAATCATCCATGTGCTGTATGGACAAGAGAGTCAACATCAAACTTTTTGTGGCTTTGTGATCATGCTTTAGAAATGTTTAATGAGCGAACCTATCGATGGACAACTTCTAACGAGCATTTTACCAAATCATTTATAGAATGGTGCAAAAGCAATGTAGATAAAACAGAGCATTGTAAAAAAAGCGAATTGACTCCCTTTGCAATCGCTATTAACTTAGAATCTAAGTGCAGAAAAATTGCTGGTTTTGATCAACTTTCTACTATAGACAAATACAAACAATACATTCGGTTAGATAAAGCTTTTGCAACTTGGACAAAGCGCTCTAAGCCGTCTTGGTATTAGTCTTTATTATTTTTTCTTTACGCAATTAGGGACAACCTTATTGCCCTTCTTCTTTACTCCCTTTTGTTGGTATCCCTTCCAACATTTTTCCATTATCATAGATACTAATTTGTCAAATTTCATATATTTTTATTAAATATTATTTATGACAAAAAGCTTTAAAGAAGCGTATAATGCAGCTCTTTCTTTTATATCGAACGATTGTTATACCAAAACGAACAGCATTAATGAGGATTCTGAGGGGGGTGCAACAAGTTCGTCGTTTGGCGATGGAATAGATTCAACATCTACAGCTTTTAGTGGTGACAATTACGCCAAAGATGATGCTAGAATTCCTTATGGTATATACGGAGGAGTAATAACTCGTTATGGAATGAAAAAAAGCAGAAAAAAACGCAGAAAAAAGTAAAATGGATTTAGGACATTGGATTTTAGCGGAGAATTTAAGCTTTAGTGAAGATGCATTCGGGTTTATTTATGAAATTACCAATAATGCCTTAGTTTGTCCAAAAAAGTACATTGGTAAGAAGCAATGCAGGTTTAAAGTAAAAAGAAAACCACTTAAAGGAAAAAAGCGCAAACGTCTCGACACAAAAGAATCGGACTGGAAAACATATACTGGGTCATCTAAAGAGCTTAATGAAGATATTAAAAAATACGGCAAAGAAAACTTTAGCTTTGTAATTTTAGAGTGGTGTTTTTCTAAATTCGAATTAGGATATAAAGAAATAAAAAGGCAAATCCAAGAAGACGTTTTATTAAAAGAAGATTATTATAACGGAATAATAAATTGCCGTTTGGGTCGTGTTCCTAAGAACTTTAAATAGATGAGAACTAAAATTTTTCCGAAGTCTAGAATATGTGCTATAGATGTATATCCGTATTTTGAGTCAGCAATTAAACAGTCAATAAAATTCGCAACCAAACACAATATTTCATTAAATTCAGCTGATGGAAAAAAAATAATTATAAGCTTTTTTATAAATGAACTGGCCGAAAAATTTTATAAAATAAACAGCTCTTTTCCTAAAGTAGTATTTATTTCTACTAAATCAGCTAATTCGAGATTTAAAACGTTTATTACAAAGCATATTACAAAACTTTTAGAAAAAACCCCATTTTATTACTGCGGAATACATGAAATAGATTCACCAGAGTTAGAAATGGCCGCATCAAAATGCTTAGAACAACAGCAAAAAACTAACAACAAACAATTTATTAAAACTGCTGTTCGTTTGAAAATTAAAAACGCTAAAGAGATTAATTTTAGTAGAGCTTAGATTGCTGAAGTGTCTATTAAGCTGCCGTCTTCTTCACCATATCCAATCCCACTATCTTTAATGTATAGTTTCATTTGAGGCAATCTCATGTCTGGAGGTCCGTCGAGCCTAATGACAGCGGGACAATCTTCTAAAGGAAAAAACGCTCCTGTGTTTTTCTCATATGAAGAAACCATCGAATCAAATATATTGTCAATCTCTTCTCTAAAAATAGGATCAACTTCTCTTCCCTCTCTAGGAGTTAACGGAATTTCAGGCCTAGCCGGAACATAAAAAATTACATCTATATGTTTAAGTGAGAAAGCTGCAATTGTTTTACAATCCATTACAAAATCCGAAGTAAATCCCTCTGTCCCTTTTGCATGATGCCATAACGTATATACAACGTTATCAATAGGGCATCTATCAAAAATAATAAATTTATCGTCTGACGTACTGGCTGTTTGCAATTCGTCTATTAAAGCATTTAATATTATTTTTTGAGAATCTTTAGTTCCTTGTTTGTTTATTGATAATTGTTTTTCTTTAATAATTTCTCTATAAGTCTTAGAAGGCCTTTTATACATAGGCCATTGTTTAAGAATTTGTTCTATTAGTGTCGTTTTGCCCACACAATGAGCACCCATTAAAGCTATACGCATGGAGTATATTTACGCTTGTTAATGAATATGTCAAACTTTTAAAGCCATGTCCCAAATTAGAAGATGCATTCTTGGGCTAAAGTTAACATGCATTGCTTTTGCATATTCAGCAACAGCAGGAGCTCTTTCGATGTGTTCTTTTCTTGATCCACAACAAGGCATGAACCAAACTCGATTTAGTGGGACATTAATGCCTTTATCGTCGTTTACATATTTTCTCCAAATTTCTTCGATGTCTTTATCCGAAGTAATGACGAACTTAAACCCAGAATTGTGTTTAACGTGCCACTTCAAAGCCTCTGGTTTGTATGTTTTTTCTTCTGGGTCTCCATTAGTAGTAAGTTTCGGAGAAGTAGTAAACGTAGCTTTAAATTCTCGTATCCAACGTTCATCTGGAATTAATGTAGCATTTGTTTCAAAATCAATTCTCGGAACAAATTTATATCGCCCAATAAATTCTTCAATAAATTTAAGAAGTTGCTTTTGATTTATTAATGGTTCTCCACCAGTTAGCTTAAAAATAGCATTATTTCGAAGATGCTCGATATAATTTTTTTCTTCCATTAATTGAAAAATGTCTTCAAAAGACATTTTATTTTTTACTGACCACGAAATAAAAGAATCACAACCATTTGGACTATTTTCTGAAGCAAAACCTTTACAGGTAAGATTGCACATAGACATACGCATAAAAACAGAAGGTTGTCCGATATATTCCCCTTCTCCTTCTAATGTGTAGAAGATTTTATCATCAGATAAGAATAAAAAATTATTAGTCATTAAATTTCCTCGCGTACGGTTGTTCCGTGTTGATCATCAATTTCTGTATATACTGCTGAATTTTCTTCATGTTCCCATACTTCAACTTTAGAGACCCAGCAACGCTTATATGTTTCTTCATTTGACTCCAAAAACAATCTTGCGGTTTTAAAGCACCACTCAGCTACTTTTTCAATCCCAACTGCATCCATTACTCGTATATCGCATCCTCCTTGGTTGTGTAGTTCTTGAAAATTAGCTAAAAGAGGATCATCGACAGCTATACACAACGTGTGGTCGAATTGTTGTTGCAACATTCGCTTAAGTTCTTTTAATCCTCCAAAATTTACTGCCCAATTCCGATGATCTAGCTTAGAGCACTCAAACCAAAATTTAGCCATCAATCGATACCCATGAACAAATCTACAGTGCGTTCCTTCAGCTTTCCATTGTCTAAATGCACAAGAGCCTAATTCGATTACTTTAGTTGAAGTGTATTTTTTCATTTAAATATTTTCAAAAGATATAATTTCCAGATTTTGTTCAAACTCCTTCAATAATTCTTGGGTCGTAACATCTTCATAATTTTCTTCTCTCAAAAATTGTATATCAGTAATTTTTACGTCCGGTTTATATACTTTTAGTCGTTTAGCTAACTCAAACAACTTTTGCTGATATTCTTGGCTGGTGTTCGAAACGATATTCACAGAGCAAGAAAATAAAAGTGCAGAAAGAACTGTAGAAAAATCTTCATCAGTTAACGAAATGTTTATACTATTTTTAGACATGAATGAATCATATCTTATTTTTGAGTTATGTCAAGCTTTGTTAACTATTAACCTTCAAGAAGATTCAATATATCTTCTAAACTTAAGCCTGCAGCGTTAGCTTCATCGATAATTTTGTACAAATCATTTATATTATCTCTAATCTTATCTTTATGTTCTATCAGCAGTTTATATTTGTCTAAACTTTCGCGATTTAGTTTGCTTGATTCTGTTAGAGAGGTTGTTGCTTCAAATAAATCAATTTTAGGGCCAATAAACCTTTTAATTTTTAGAAGAGTTTTAATTAACGGAGAGTATGATTGTTTCTCTTCAACGGTAATCGGCATTTTTATAGCTTGTCCCTTTTCATTAATAATACCCAATTTATAAGCATCGAATTCGACAAAAGGTTTTTTAAGTTCTTCTGTTAATACTTTATTAGTCAAAAAGCTTTGCACAAATTCTCTATACATATTATTATATGTAACTCCATGCACATGTAAATCTCCAGTTGGGTTTATTTTACATCCTCTTCCAAAGCTAGGAGATCCACAATAAGAACACTTCGTTGAATCGTCTGGATGGAAGTGTACTCCATGAGGACCATATCTGCAACCCTTTCCTCTATTTATAGAGCCACAAAACATGCAACGACTTCTTTGTAAACCTGGCTTGTTAGTAGCCTGCATGCTATTCATATCATGCTTTAAACCTTCTTTTGCTGATTATTTTGTTGTTGATTATTAGCTTGAGGTTGATTTTGTTGCTGGTTGGTATTGTTGTTTTGTTGAGGTGCTGGCTGTTGGGTGTTAGTTTTAGCAGCAGCTTGTTGCTGCTGTTGTTGCTGTTGATTAGCCTTAGCAGCTTGTTGAGCAGCTTGTTGAGCTTGCTTCATTTGTTTTTCTAGTTCTTGAAAAAGGGCTGGATTGTCTTTATGTTTTAAAAACAATCCTTGTAAATCTTTTTGTAAATTGGCTGGATTCGCCATTGGAGTTGCTGGAGCTGGAACTGTGTTTTCAGCGAGTGTAGCATTGTAAATTTCATCAAACGTCATTTTCATATGTTTATTTATTATATTTAATCATTTATTCCATTTTGTCTTTAAAAGGATTTGCTCCCTGCAAATCTCCAGCTTTAGGAATATATAAAATTGAAAGCAAACGCTTTAAAAAAGTATCAGCAGTATAGAACGTTTTTCTATTGGCAGATTTTCCAAATTCTCCAACTTTTTTTATTTTATCATAATTATGAATAAATTGTTCACAAAGCCTTCTAAATTCTGAAAAAAACTTCATAGTTTCTACTGAGAGAGGGTGAGTGCCGTGATACCTTACGTCTTCATCTCTTTCTGCAAACTCAGCAGAAGCTTTTGGGTTTTTTTTGGTTGCCTCCAATAACGTTAAATTAAAATAGTTTTTAAAATTTTGATTTTCTGCAAATACTTTCTCTAAATCATTTTTAATTGTTTTGTATGTTTCGGGATCTTTTTGTTTTAAATTAGCTACTACCGTCACAAGTTTGCTGTAATCAGGAGTTGGAACTCCTGAAATTCCAGCTGATTTAGCATCACCTGTCGGTTTAATGCTAATGCTCGAAGGAGGAGTAGTAAAATTAACTCTTTTCGGAGCTGATGCTGTCACTTCAGTTGATTCAGGCTTATCTGAGGAAGGTGCTGGCTCCGGAGTTGGTGCTACACCACGGCTAGGCACAGTTGGTGCAGACGGCACAGCACTAGAACCATCTTTACTTCCCGATTCTATACCTGAAGCTGTACCTCCGCTTACATCAGATACTGAACGGGGAGAAGATGAGGAAGCAGACGGATTATTCTTTATATAATTTGGAGGATCCTGCAAGAATTTTTGAGCTTCTTTAATTGCGTTTAGCTGTTTAGTAAATGACGAATTAGCATTTTGCTCTGTGCTCAGCAAAGTAGATTGTTGTTTTAAATATTTTTCGATGGCATTTAAGGTTTTATTTCTAAACGAATTCCAAAGAGTTTGTACTTGAGCTTCTACTGGATTTTTTTGATTTTCTGGAGCTCTAACTACATTAGCTAATCTATTTCCAACATTAGAAGCCATTCCACCTAAAGCTCCAGCAGCATTAGAGGCTTTATGTTTTATTTGATCCCAAACTCCTTCTTCTAAAATTTGTTCAGAATAAACTTGTTCTAACAATTGTTGATCTTCAATTTTCATTTAAATGCTCAATTATTTATGTCATATTGGAGTTTTTTTGTAGTTTAACAAATAAATAACTTTAATGTTTGTAAATTTTAAAAACTTAATCGAATCAGTTCTTACTGAAAATACTCTACAAAAGACCGAAGAAGCTGAACCACTGGTTTCAGACGATACGTCTAAAGAAACAACTGACGATTCAAAGGAAGACGAAACTCCTACTGAAGCTACTTTAGATGCAAAACCTTTATTTGAATTATTTTTTGATGTAGATAAACCAGCAAGTGACGGAAAGGCATCAGAAAGCTCGGATGTGGTCTTTACTCCGAAAAATTTAACGCGAGAAATTAATGAAGTTAATGTAATTTATCAAAACGCTTATGGTCCAGGATCTGCACCCACCTTAGACGTTTTAACTAAAATTTTTAATATTTGGATAAAATGCTGGACAAGAACTTCTGCCTCTCAATTTTTCGAGTACTCACAATATTTACCTTATATTGAGCTTATGGCTCAAGTAGCAAATTTAGCTCCAGGCAACCCATCTTCTGTAGTAGAAAGATTTAAAAAAGCTCCAATTTCAATAACCGCTTTTAAAACTCAACTTGACAAATTTAAAGTATCAATTCAAAACAGAACTACAGCTAATCCTATAGACTTTCCTGTCGCAACAGCTGAAGGACAATATGTAGCTACTCAAATAAGAAAGCAATTACAACAAAATTATGTAGGACAAATAACGCTCGATAAATTTGCAGGCAACAGCATTAAAGATGCTATATTTTACATTTTAGAAGCAAGAAAAAAAGCAAGATTAGCTACACTTTCAACAACAAGTGTTCCCGATCAAGGTCCAGCTGTAACAGACGTATTACTACATCCAAAGAAATACGCTGGAGGAACCTACGCATTTAGCAATAAGGTTAGCAGCGACAAAATATACACAAGAGCGATACATACAGAATTATTAAACATAGGTCTAGCAGGCAAGAGATTTTTTGATTCTGAAATTAATAGATTATTTCCAAAGGACGAACAAGGTAAGTTTAAACCTCCTGGCCCTAAAACTGGCGATACTGCATATGAAGTATTTTTAAGTAACTCCTCAAAAGAACAAGGATTTTATGCATTTGATGCAGAAGAAGGCAAAGTTGTATTGGCTAAAGACGTCGGAAAAGGAGGATATACGATCGGCAATATAAAATCGATCATGGGCAACAACGAAGCAGCTAAAGATTTATATGAATTATTAATGACTCTTGCTAATTACGTAAGAGAAGGAGAAATCGTAGATTGGTTGTCTGTAATTCGAGGAGCTGGTAAAATAGCTGATGGGTTAAGTTTTGGTGCACCTACCGTTGGTGGAAAACGCTAAAAAGCGCTTAGTATTTTTTGCTTAATCAATGCACCGCTTCCCTTAAAACTGTGTTTTACTATAAACTTCCAATCAATCTCATTTAGCTTTAACTCACAACACACTTCATTTATATCTTTGAATCTCTTAAACTCTTTGGGCCAAATAAATACAGTCTTACCGTCTTTGATTGTCTTTTCTATTTTTTTAGACGTTTGTTTATTGTTTTTATCATTATCAAAAACGTAAATTTTCTCGTAGCCCAATAAATTGTTGAGCTCTTCTGTCTGACTTTCTGTTGGCGATAAAGCTGCAATTGCAACTCCGTTTTTCACAAACATAGAATCAATTGGTCCTTCGAATATAAAAACATAAGGTATATCAGAAATAATATTTGTTATATTAAACACATGTTTCTCTCCAAATTTAGTCAAATACTTTGGATGTTGGTCAGCTGTTAATGCTCGAGTTTGATAACACACCACTTTGTCGTTATCACCGTAAAACGGAAGAATCAATCTATTCTTATGAATTTTATCTTCTAATGAAACATAAAAATGCTTACAGCGGTTTATAGCTGTAAGCAAACGTCTGTGTTCACAATAGTTTATAGCATTTTTTACAACCTGACTCGAATTAAAAAATGCAACCTGAGACGCGTCTTCTATATCTATACTATTTTCTGGAAGATCAGGTATGTCCTTCACTAATTTAGAATGTGTTACTGTTTTTTTAATAAATGGCACTACCGAATTAGATTTTTCGTTATTCCGTTTAATAATTTCTGGTACTGAAAGTCCAGTCACTTCTTTAACCCACTCAAAAGGTTTCCAAGATTTTGAACAGTTATGGCAAAAAAAATATTGTTTATTTGGAAAATAGAATAAACGTCTAGTTCTACCTGCAGATTTTCCCTCCTTACATATAGGACATTCTGCGTTAAATATATTTTGATAACGTTTATGCATTGCCCTTTTACAATGCACGTAAATCATTTCAACCAAAAACTCTTGTGAAAGTTCCACTAAGGAACTATACTAAAAAAATAAATTTTTTTCAACAAAAATAACAAATTAACGCTTAACAGCATTAATCATAAAGCTTTTTAGTTTTTCTGAAATCGATAACAAGGTTTCTGCTACACTAACAATGTCAGCTTTTGTTCTTCCAGAAATTCCATCAAAAGGTGTTCCAGGTCTATCTAGTGAAGCTACTAAACTCTGTAAAGAACTACCTTCCATTCCATTAAGCTTTTCAGCAAAATCTTCTAACTGAAAAATATAATCTTTTAAAGTAGAAGCAGTAGGAACTTCTGAATTGACTGGTTGTCCTTCTTCTGTTTCAGTTGCTGGCTCTGCTTGAGGAATTGGTTCGACGTCATCAAAATCTTCTGGCATAGGAACTGTAGATCCACCCTCTGTCTCGGCAGGTAAGTCCGCAGATTGCTTTTCTTCTTCAGCCAAATAAACGCTTTTGTATAATTCGTCAAACTTCATAATTATATTTATGTATTTAATGGAGTTTTTCTATTGTATTGGTTGGATAAATTTATTAATGTTTATTTGGTTTGCTACTAATGCAGCATATTCTTATTTAGAATTGTTCCATTTATTTACAAAATTAAGAATTCAGTATGCTCTTTTTTTATCATCAGCTCCTAATGAAGGGTTTTTAGAGTTTTTAAAACATCAAAGCGAGCAACCAAACATTTCTGCAGTTGTGCGATTTTTTTTAAAATTAATAACTTGCCCTTTATGCATATGTATGTGGCTATCGTTGATAGCATGCTTTATGTATGATGATATTATATTAGTTCCGTTTGTATATTTTTCATCTCTGCTGATATTTTTGACTCTGCAAAAATTAATCCAAAAGCTTCTTTAATTTTTTCTTGTATATCTCGAAGCTCAAATACTTTGAATGTATCATTATCAGCATTTAACCAAACTATTTTCAAACCAGTAATTTTAATATTTGTATACTTTTCTATAATATATTTGTAAGAATTCAATTGTATTGTATAGTGAGTCAACTCACAATCCGGCATATCTTCAAATGGAGCCTTTAAAATAGAATTGTATTTGGATGAAACATTAATGTTTTTGTTTGTTTTAAAATCGATAATTTCAAAAGAATCCGTCAAACTATTATAGGAAAGCAAATCTACCATGCCACATATTCTCGTTTCATCTAAATCACCAACGACCAATTCTGTCTTAGCGCACAGCAAGTGAGAATAAAACAGTTGAAATTGCTGAAAATGTCTTACTAAAATAGGCAATCGCTCTATTAATTTTTGCTTCTGGTCTGTTTGTAAGTGTTCGGATACTAAAGCATGTTCTATTGCAATTTTTTTATTAGCATAAAAGTTTTCAATATATTTGTGTAAAATGCTGCCAAGAGTTGTAGAAAATTTATTTTTTAAAGTCCATTCTTGTTTTACTATATCTTGACTAACCCCTCTTCTTTTTGCCACTCTTAAAGAAGCTCCTTCTACATCAAATACTGGTTTGAATCTTTTAATCAATCCAGTTACCGATAGTGTGCCAGCTAAATGACCGTCTATCAAATACGTATGGGTTTTTTCTACAAATGTAATTCTATTGAATGTTGATAGATCTTTAAAAATATTCACTCGATGCACGATACATTAACAATAATAAAAAGCTCCTCATTTTGCCCAAAATGTCTCAAAGTTCCAAACATTTTTTTACCCTCCCAAAAAAATTTAATATTGTCTCCGCTTTGAAATCTTAGCGATTTATCAATAGATAAGTGATCTCCTTCGTTGTAGCATTCTAGATCAAAATAAAATTGATCTCCGTCTTTATAAATAAAATCAGATAAGTTAATCATTTAAATTGAATTATAGTCTGCTAACCAAGCTGAAAGCTGACCTTTTCTTGCTTTTGGGTAACTAAATTGATAATTGCCCCACTGTTTAATGTCTACATATTTAAGCCAAAGTGATTTGGCTATTAAATCTATTTTATTTTCAATAGCAAATTGTTTAGAAGGAGCAATATCAGAATCTGTTCCTTCATGATACGACATCCATTTTTTTTGTTGAACTGCAACATGATGAGCTAACTCGTGAAAAAACACGCAGAGCATGGTTTTTTTGCGTTGTTTATTGTTAATAAAAATGCTATTTTTATTGAAGTTGTAAGAACCACCAAGAGACTTTGCTTGACTATTAAATGACAACTGCGTGACTTTATAATCAACAGCAATAAGATGCATCAAATATCTTATTTGCTTTTTAGGTAATGCTGCATCAATAAACAACTTCATGAGGAAACTATTATTTATTGTTTATTAGAGCTGTTTTTACTTCGCTCATGGGTTATTAATTCCAACAAGGCTTGTTCAAAAGAAACGAAATTAATCTGATTGCTAGGAATAGTTGTGGTTTCGTGTCCATGTTTTTTTTCTATAATTTCTAATATTCTCAAACTTGTCTTAGAAGTCAACTCATCTACATCAGGATCTTTTATTATACTACAGCCAAAATAACTCATTTTACTTTTAAATATATAGCAACTATTTGGATTAACGCATTAAGAATAAACATAGCAATAGAACCATATAATGCTAATGTTGCCTTGCTTTTAGTTGCTAAGTGGTCATCTAAATCCAAATCACGCTCAACTTTAGATAAACGTTTGTACATACCATGCTCTTCGTACAACTCTTTATCTACATCCGATCTCAAACTTTCGAGATCAGACATTACTTTTATTTTCCACATTTTAGACTCCGCATCAGCAACCGCATTTAATTGTTTCACTTCAACAATTTCTTTGTTTAAATTTTGAAGCACGGCATTATGATCTTTTAATTGCTGCAACACGAGCATTTGATATTTAGACCACCCGTTTCCTTCATAACTATTTCCTATATTATTATCAAATTCCGTATTCATGTTAGTTATGATGTAAATGTATAAATCCGCTTTCTGAGTTCGGTGACCATTCGTATTTTGTTCCTATTTTTTCTGAAATGTCTCGTATAATTCCTATAAAATGAGCAATTATATTATTTTCTTTTACTGCAGAAATAGCATATCGAGCGTAAAATAGCTCTCCGGTTGCCTTGTGACATTGCAATAAAACATCACAATTTGTTCCATTTAACATACACGTTTTAATGGTAGAAAATGCTCTAGAGTGCAAACTTTCATTGGTTAAGTTATTCCAAAAAGATTTTCCAATTAGCTCTTCGGACGGTGTGTTCATCATTCTTTCGTAAGCTTGATTTACATAGACTGCTGTTGCAGATTCTTCAGCAGATTCTATAATTACAATTCCATCTGTCGACGAATTAACAGCATTTTGCAATAATTTAAAATTATAAAAATGATTATTACCAAATTGTGAAATATCTGAAGCTACTCCTATAACTTTATCTTCTTTTTCATCACATAAAGAAAAACGCCAAACCAAACGTACTTTTTGGCCTTCTTTGGAAATCCAATTGTTTATAAAAGCATTGTTACCTGTAAAATATGATACGCTCTTGGTTTTAATTTGATTGAATTTTTCTTTAGAGTCTTTTAAATCTTCTGTTGAAATAAATTCCCATAATGAGCGACCTATCAGCTCAGCTCTAGTATATCCTAAAATAGTAAATGCTGCATCACTGATTTTAATAATATCAGCGTTTTTATCTAAAAATACTATAATATCAGGAGACGCAGCAAATATTAAAGCTAATTGACTTTCAAGCTCAATGAGATATGAAGACAAATTATTTAAACTGCCTTGTCTCGAATGAATTGTTTCTAGCAATTTTTCGTTCTCTAAAATTAGCTGGCTTTTAGTCATCGTTTTCATATTAAACGCAAGCTTCTATTAATGTTGCTTCTGCTTCACGTCTTTCTAACAACCCGTCTAATCCTTTTCCTACCCAGAGACGCTTCATCGCTCGAATTTCTTTTGCTATTTTTTTGTAATTTTTATCAGGAATGAGATTTTTAATGTTAACCATTTCTTTTCTAGAATTTCCCACTAAGCTAGTTCCTCTATTAAACACTAAAGAAACTATTGCTCCATAAGCGTCAGGTTTCAACTCTTTTAAACCAGGAAATGTTTTTTCTGCCAATTTAGTAAACTTTGGCCATGTTAAATTCTCAAAAATCTGGAGCGCTTCTTCCCAGTTCACTACAATTCCCTTTGCTCTCAATGTTGCTGTGTATTCCTTACCAGACAATCCGGTTTTTCCTGAAGCTTGCTGAATCATTTTTATTTGTTCATCAGGCAAAAAGCTAAAAATGTGTTGTAATTCCGATTTCGAATAGTATGCACAATCAACTCCTATTGCTATCGTCGGTCCTGAAGCTCCTCCTGGCCATGTAAATTTGGAAAGATATTTTTCGTAATAATGCTTACCACCACCTACTTCATATTGTAAAAGTAAACTTAATGTATTTTCTGAAGGTTTATTTGAGTTCATAATCCTCCTCTTTAATATTAGTTTGAATAACTGTTAATGTTTCTACAGTTTCTTGATGGGTGGTGCTTTCTAGACTTACGTTCGACTTACTTCCATATTTTAAATCAACAACCGCCTGAGCTCCAACATAAGCTGCTATTATTATAGATAAAATTTCAATTGTTTTAGAAAAAATAGTAACAAATCCTGTAAAAAATTCAGGAGTTCCTTGAGGAATTAAAAATAATATACCTATGCTTGCAAAATAAAAAAACGCAAGAATAATAACCGAAGTCATTACTATATAAAATTTTTTTGACTCCATGTGATTTATAGATTTTAATCTTTCTATTTCGCATTCAGGAGTATTAGGCGGAGCTTTCGTTGAGCTCAAAAACGATAATCCAGTTGTTATAGCATTTTTAAGATTAAACAACATATTTTAAAAAATTCCTTTCATTCTAAGATAAATTCCTCCAACAATCGCTCCAAGTAAAACAGCTATCGTTATATATAATTTATAAATCGTAACTTGTTTTTCTGCTACTTTTGTTTTTAGGTTGTGAAGCTCGTTAAGTAGCTCCGAATTATATTTTTGTTGCTTTGCTAATTCTGCGTCAATATCTTGAGCTAGTTTTTGAAGATTTGCTTTATCTTGTTCTAATTGCAGATTTATTTCTTTGTTTTTAATTAATTCATTCCATTCTTCTGAATTTTCTATTAATAATTTTGCATGTTTTAAAAATTCAGGAATAACCAAACGTACTATTTTTTGGTTTTGATTATCTACAGTTGTTGCTGTTATTATGCTAGTAGGTATTACGGACGATTTTTTAGCAGAGTTACTAGTAATTTTTGTTGAACTGTTAACAGTCTCAATTTTTTTTACATCTTCTGTTATAAGAGGAAGAATGTCGATTTGTTTTTTTGGAGCATAAGCCAACCGCTTAGCTTGTTCTGCATATTTTGCTGCAAAATCAATTCTAGCGTTTAAAATGCTACTGGAAGTAGCATAGACAGCTTGCGACAAAGCTTCGCTGCGTTTTTCTGTATATATTGTGCATCCAGTTACTATTATTAAAAGTAACGTTAAAAGAGCTAATTTATGTAGCGAATGCCTCATTATAAATACTACTTATGTTAAAGTTCGTATTTATAACTTTGGGCTGGTTATTGTAGTCCGGCTAACTCGAGATTTGTGTCTAAAAATTCTTGCAATTTATCTTCGTAAATTTCTATAAGAGCTTCTGCTGATTGTGTTTTTGTCCACATATTATAACGATATTTTTCTACAATTCCTGAAATGCCATCAGTAAGTTCGTCTAAAGGTGGTTTAGTTAACAAAAAATAAGCTACTTCCTCAATAGTTGTCATAGGACTTGATTAACATTTGAATTATGAGTTTTTCAACAATTTTTATTTTATTGGAGATGAGGGGAATCGAACCCCTGTCCATATAACCTAAGCTAAAAGGTCTTCACACGTTTGGATACATTCAACATTTCAGCCACCTTACGGTGACAAAGACAAAAGGCTGCATGGTTGTATCAACCGATTTTTATGTCTGCCTGCACAAGTGAGAGGTCTTGTACTACCTCTGTATCAGTTTTTCTATGATCTCTAACAGTTCATCAAAACCTCTGCGTTTCAAAATAGATTTAGAGGATCCTCTATTAGGCTCTTAGGCTTCGAGAGCACAAGCTTCTTCAACGTCGATGAGAAACTCATCAGCGTTGTTGAAGATGTAATCAGCTTCAGCTAAGAGATCAGAAGTATTGTCTTCTGCGTTTAGTGTTCAATCGATTTTTAAAGAGGCCATCGATTAACCTCTACATGCGCTTTTAGTTTCAACTATATGTCGAAACCAGGGCACCCCCTTAAAATAATTTATCAAAGATCAAAAACCATCAAAACTTGCTTTTTTATTTAATATATAAATTTATCATTTTTTCTAAATTTTTTGTTTCTTAACCATTTTATACTTTGAAATAAAATATTAAACATATAAATTTAATTGATTCCTCGTTTGTAAAATTTCTTCCAAGCTACGGCATCGTTTTTATCGTTTAATAAAGGCTGGTTCTTAATGTTTAAACTCGTGTTAAGCAAAATAGGTATCTTCGTTTTATCATACCACTGCTTTAGTAAATTGTACAAGCCGGAGTGCTGCGATTTGTTTACGGTTTGCACTCTGGATGTACCGTCATAGTGCACAACGGAAGGGATTTCTGCAGGACGTTTGCATTTTGTTGCGTATTGCATATAAGGTGACGGAAAATTCATATCAAACCACTCGTTAGCATATTCCTCCAAAACGACAGGAGCAAATGGTCTGAACTTTTCCCGTTGTTTGATTTCATTGACTTTGTCTTTAATAAAAGGATCTCTTGGATCAGCTAATATGCTTCTGTTGCCCAATGCTCTTGGTCCAAATTCCGCTTTACCATTAGCTACCGCAGAAATACCTCTTGTATTAAGATCGTTTAAGATATTTTGAATCGGATAATCTCCTTCTATGTTATAACCCAAATATGGAGTATTCCATTCAACGTGCTTTTTATAATATGCAGCAGCAGCACCAAGACTGCTTCCTGCGTCCCCTGGGTTTGGCATAATCCAAATATCATCAAACAAATCCCAAAGCAACGTATTTGCAGAGCAGTTTAGAGCACATCCTCCCATAAACACCAATTTATTCTTTTTTGTAGTCTTTTTTAAGAAGTGCATGAGTTCCAATAAACGTTGTTGATATGTTTTTTGAACTGCAGCTGCTATATCAAATTTAGTTTCTTCTGTTATTGGTATATTCCAATCCCAAATTCCTTTATGAAAATTATATTTTTGACTGTGTATATTAGGAAAATACTCGTTTACTTCTTTGTATAAAGTGTTTGGATTTCCATACGCAGCCATTCCCATTAATATATATTCCTCTTTGTTAGCTTCTAAGCCAATTAATTGCGTGAACGCGCTGTAAAACAATCCAAAACTAAAAGGATAATTTTGTTTGAAAATATTTTTTATAGACGTTCCTTCCCCAATCCAGCCAGTAGTGGTGTTAAATTCTCCTATAGAATCAACAACAACTATTAGAGCATCATCAAATTTACTAGTGAAATAACCAGATGAAGCATGTGAATAATGGTGTCCAAAATTAACGACAGGAACATTTTTTATTTGTGGGTTTCTTTGAAATGCAGATTTTTTACCTAAACCACCTCTTATGAGTAGTCGCAGTTGTTTTAATAGAGGCTTTTCATAATAAGCAATTACATCGGGCCGACCGTACTTTAAAGCTTCGTTAATTATAGCGTCATTTAAAAACCAGTCATTTTTTATTTTGCTGTACCGCTCAGAATGAGCAGCAAATAAAATATGTCCGTTTTCTATAACAGTTATTCCTGCATCGTGAGCAGCTTCGTTTATTCCAAAAATAATCATAAAGAATTAATAATTTTATTGTAATACATTTCAGCAATTATTTTTGCGGCTTTTTTACCTAAATGTTCGCCGTCTCTTTGCTTTTTCATTTTGTGGTTCGTTCATTACATAATCAAAAGTTTCTCGTGAAGGTATTGCAAAATTGCGAAACGCTAGCAATTTCACAAAACTACTTACTCGGCCATAATATGTAAAGCAACCGTTTTTATTTTATATAAAACTGTAAAACGCCTTCATCTGCACTCTCCTTGTATAACATAGTTACTTCTTCGTTATATAAATTTACTTTTTCATCTAGTTTCAACAGGTCGTGTTGTAGGTTTTGGATTTCAGGAATTTGCATTTCAAATAAAAGCAAAATACGCCCTTCTTTAAATAATATTGTTTCTAAAAACGTATTAATATGTTCAGTAAAGCTAAATTTCCAATCAATTATTTGCGGCATTTCTCCAATTCCTTCCCAAAGACAACTGATTTCTCCAAAGTTTTCGATTGATACAAATATAGGCGTATCTAGCTCTTCAATTATCGTTTTTTGGTTCTTCTCTAACTTTTGTAAACGTGCAGTAAGTTCAGGATTTTTATTTTCTAACTCGTAAACTTCTTGTTGAATTAAAGCTATTTTAGCAGTCAAATCAGCAAGTTGTTGTCTTTTTTGCAAAATATTTAATCCCATAAAGAGCCACTTTCACTTATATTAGAAAGCAAACAAAATCAATATAAATAAATATTGATATGTTACCTTTTATAGAAATTTTATTGTCCAATAGTACGCACCAAGAAGCTAAACTATACGGTCCGTCTGAAAAAGCGATAGCTCGGCCTGATACAGGAATAATAATTCAAAATCCAGGTGCGTATCATGTAATAAAGGATTGCGCTAGATTAGCAAACGGTTATATTCCGTTGTATGTATTCGAACATTACTTACAACCATTTGAAGCCCTTAAAGGTAAAGTCAAAATTGTAGAATTGCAACAAATTGTAGAAGCATCAGTAAACGACGTATTTATGAGACATTTAGTCGTTGTGATGGTAAATAAAGCTATCACGTTATATCCGCAATACTCTCATCCCGACACAGTTGAAGTCGCTCCAGCTCAAGTTGCTTTAGAATTAGATTACACTCCATTTGACTCTACGCGAGAACGCAACTCCCCAACTGCTCCAGACCCATATGGAGTATACGGAATAACGGATTCTGATGTAAAATATGAGTCCACTATACAACAAATTATTCACAAAAACACTACTCCAGAATACAGTTTAAATATTCTAATAAAAGCGTTTGACTGTAAAGTATAAACTAAAAAGTTTGTTGTTGATTCAATAAACAAATAGCTTTTTTTGTTTCAGCTATTGCTTTGGAATATATAGCAAGCTTTAGTTGCAGCTCTTCTTCATTTGAAATATAAAGCTCATCGTTTTTACTAAGCAATACTTTACGCTCGTTATTAAAATTTTGAATTATATAACCAAAATCGTCTCCTGAGTAAAGATGATGCCAAATAGAAAAAACAAATAATATTTTACCGTAATTGTTTTCTATGTACTCATGAAGTTCATTTTTTGTAACAAAATTTGAAATTAGCATAAAATTATTTCTTCTTCTTATCACTTTCTTTCATTCTGTCTTCAAATCTACTGTTTCTCATGTAATATTTTTTAAACGTAACTTTATCTGAGATTGTTTCAAAGTGTTTATCAAACATAAGTTTAAAGAAGTTTTCAACTAAATCTTTTAGCATTTCTACATCAGCCATTGCCTGATGCCAATTTCCAACGCTTCCTCTTAATGCTCCAATTAATGAAGAAAGACTATTTGAAATGTTAAGTCTTTGACCGCTTTTGTAGTACGTTTTTGTAATTTTATCTAAAATGTCTTTAGCTTTTTTTCTAGATGTTTCGTTTTTGCTACTTTGTTCAATTGTAATAAGAGCTGGTACAAAAAATCTTCTTGAAAACGCTAACGTATCATAAACTGGAATATTTTGTAAATAATCAATTCCATACATTTTGCATCTATGGTTAATCATTTTCATATCAAACGTAGCATTATGAGCAAGTAATATTGAAGAGCCCTTACAAAAAGCGACAAATTCCTCTAAAGCGTTTTTTTCGGAACTGTCGGACGATGTGTTATGATAACCTGACATTGCTAACAATTCTTCTATAGTTTTATCTTTTTTTGTTTTTGGTACAAAATTTTGCCTTTCATCTTCTATTTTTGTTTTAATTTCATCAGTAAGATGAATTTTTTTATAAAATTTTTCAGACCCTTTAATAGCAGCTATTTCAACTATCTGTGAAGTTGCAGGATGCAATCCTGTAGTTTCTGTATCAAAATAACAAATTGCATTTAGATCTAACCCTTCAAAAGGGTTTTTTTTATTTAAATTAAAAGGACTAAACATGTTTAACTATTTATTCCATTTAATAATTAAAACTAGATTGAGGGGGTATAGCTCAGTTGGTAGAGCGCCAGCTTTGCAAGCTGGATGTCAGGGGTTCGAATCCCCTTGCCTCCACTTTAATTAAAGTTGTCTTTTGTTTTTTATTAACTAAATTAATTAATGAGCACAAGTCAAAATCATCCTCTTGGAGAAACAACACTCGCAAATAATAAAAAAGCGTGGTCAACTCCAGGAAGCGACACCTTTAGAGGAGAAGGATGGAGCAATGCTTTTGGCGGAAGCGACTCTCAATGGTGGACTACAATATTTCCCAGAATTAGAAAATATATTAATTCACACTGCATTGTAGAAATAGCTTGTGGTTGGGGTAGGTGGTCTCGGTTTTTAAACAACACGTGCAACAAGTTCGTTGGCTATGACATTAACGATACAGGAATTAAGAATTGTGAGCAGCAATTCTATTTCGACATCTTAAATAAAAAAGCTTTCTTTTATTTAAATGACGGAAAAACATTAACTCATACCGAAGACAATTCGGTAGATTTTATATTTAGCTATGATTCGCTAGTTCACTCTCAATTGGATGTAATAGAAAGCTATATTAAAGAAGCAAAACGAACTCTAAAGCCCGGAGGAACCATGTTTTTACATCACAGCAATTTGCAAAATTGCAATACATCGAATAACAAACACTGGAGATCTCCAGATGTAGGGTTTGAGTTAGTTAATAACTTAACTAAAGCCAACAATTTATCAATAATTAGTCAAGAGATGTTCTCTTATGATACAACAAACGACAGCAAGTCGTTACACGATTGTTTCACAGTAGTACGAAACTCTCCACAAGCAAATGAAACTATTTTTTTTAACTTAAATTATAACGACGAAATGACTAATTGCAAAAGAATAGCTCAAACATACAGCTAAAATGAACAGCAATTTGCCGTGTTTAAATAAAACCTCGTGGAAAGGAGTACATAACGGAAATTACGAATTTGACCATTTAATTGAAAAATCAGCACTAGCTGTTCATTTTTTAAGCATGGTTCTTACATTGGCTAAATGTAAATGGATAATAACTACAACAACAAATGTTTCTTTGTGGATGGTACTTTATAGAGGAAACACAACAAATGTGCACCAGTGGACTGAAATTGAAAAGGATTCTGAAGGAAAATGGATATACGGTTGGAATTGTTAGAAGTCCTACCTTATAAAATTTTTGATAACTGATTAGTTAAAATTATTTTAATGTCATTTGTTGTACGATTTATAGAATCCAACTTAATTGATATTCCTCCGCTTTCTGTCCAAGCTTTAAGATACGGATCATAATCATCAATTAATATATTAGGCTGTCCACTTTCACTAATAGCCCACTTAGCTTTATTTTGAGTCAGTATTATTTCGCTTGGAGGATTTTTAACTAAATATTTTTTAATCCAGCGAATTTTTCCTTTTTTTGATGCTTCTATATCAATTTGAGCAGGCTTAGAGCATATTTTATAAAAAGGATCGAACCCCGACACGATTTCTACGATTTGTTGAGTTTTGTCTTCAAATTCGAGCAAATCAGCAAAAAATGATTCTACTCCTCCGAAATTATTAAAAAAAGCTGAAGCACGCTTTTTGTCCTTCCAAATTGCTTTTGCGTTTAATATTTCATCTTGTGTGAGTTCCAAGTAAGTCTTATTAAACATTTCTAACGCAATTTTTCCATACAAATCAACAAGGACACCATCCATGTCTAAAAATATATTCATGTGTTAACTATACTCCATTATCTATAAAAGCCGACTGTTTATTATTTTACCGTAATTTAATTTATTTTTTGATTTTTTGTTGCCTTTATAGAGTAAATAACGGACAGTAGTCAAACAATAAAGCTAATTCAAAACTAGCAAACAATGATCTTTGAAAAGTACAACAAAAATTTGGCGAGTAGCTCAGTGGTAGAGCGGTCGGCTGTTAACCGATTGGTCGTAGGTTCGAATCCTACCTTGCCAGCCACTTTAACATTGTTTTTGCTCGGATGGCGTAATGGCAGCCGCAACGGACTTAAAATCCGTTGGTCTAACGACCGTGAGGGTTCGAGTCCCTCTCCGAGTACCACTTTCTACGTTTCCATAGCTCAACTGGATAGAGCAACGCTCTTCTAAAGCGTAGGTTGCTGGTTCGATTCCAGCTGGGAACGCCATTTTATAATGCCCTTGTAGCTCAAGGGTCAGAGCAGTCGGCTCATAACCGATTGGTTGGGGGTTCGAATCCCTCCGGGGGCATTTTTTTTGCAAGGTTAGTATAACTGGATAGTACCGACAGACTTATAATCTGTGTGCCCTAGATGTGGGCCGAGCGTGGGTTCGATTCCCACACCTTGCACCATTTTTAAACAAAACAATATTTTGCGGGTAGTTCGTATAGCGGCAATTACCGGAGACTGTAAATCTCCTGCCTTCGGGCTTCGCAGGTTCGAGTCCTGCACTACCCACCACTTCAGGAAGATTTGAACTCGATGTACAAATTGTATAAATAAACCAACTTCGAGTACGAGGAAGAAAGAAATCCGCCTGGTTTGGGACCAGGAAATACTCGGGGCAGTACCGAGGTACTCGATATGCGGGATTAGTTTAATGGTAAAACAGGAGTTTTCCAAACTTCGGTTGGGAGTTCGATTCTCCCATCCCGCACCATTTTCAGACCTATAGCTCAGTTGGTTAGAGCAGTTCATTGATAATGAACAGGTCGTTGGTTCAAGTCCAACTAGGTCTACATTTATAATAGGCGGAGTTAGCTCAGCGGTAGAGCTAATTTTTTAATTCTATATCTTTTATTATAAGATGAACGTTTGGTGTTTTTAATGTTCCGTCCACAAAATGTTTCAGTTTGTGAGTGACAATTTGGACATAACAATCTTAAATTCTCTAAAAAATTGTTATCAGAATTACCGTCTATGTGATCCAAATGCAAACTTAAACGTTTTCCGTTCCATTCTGTAATGCCACAGCAAAAGCATTTGTGCTTTGTTTTAAATTCTATTACACGTTTTAATGTCGAGGATTGGTTTATTAGTCCTTGCTCAGCTCTTAAAAGAGTTTCATTAAGAAATTGAAAATCTCTTTGACATTTATTACTGCAATATGTTCCAGTAGACGCATGACAAGAATACACAAACTCGACTTTACAATTTTTACAGTTGCTTTTAAATGAGGTTGTATTTTTATACTCTCTTTGCTTGTTATTATATGAAGCTGCACAAGATCGATTACAGAATTTTTTTAAACGCTCTTCTTTGCATTTGTTTTGAAAAAAAATACTAGTACAATTTTGACAAACTGATTCAATTAGATTAGGCATGTATATTATTTATGAGAATAAGACCAAATATTTCAAAACAAATGGTCTATTTTTCAAAGCTCGGGTAACTTAGCGACTAAAGTACCTGCTTTACACGCAGGCTATCGTGGGTTTGAGTCCCACCCCGAGCACCATTTTAAAGCTCATGTGGCGAAATTGGCAGCACGCGCCAGACTTAGGATCTGGTTCCGTAAGGAATGTGGGTTCGAGTCCCTCCATGAGCATATTTTAATTAAATAAAAGGAAGGGTGGCAGAGTGGTCTATTGCAGCGGTTTACTAAACCGCCGAGGCGCAAGTCTCCGAGAGTTCGAATCTCTCCTCTTCCGTTTTTTGCTCCCATAGTGTAGCGGTTAGCACATCTCCCTTTCACGGAGGTAGCAGGGGTTCAAGTCCCCTTGGGAGTGCCATTTTAATACGGAGTAGCACAATTGGTAGTGCATCAGAATTTGGATCTGAGGGTTATAGGTTCGAGTCCTATCTCCGTAGTTTTTTGTTGTCTTTCAAATAGCTTAATTTAATTATTCGTACAATGGGAACAAAACAGCAAGATAATATAAAACAATTTGCAATATTCTCTTTGCATAGGTCAGGCACGAATCTTTTGACGTGTTTATTGGATAACATTGATCACGTTCAATGTTACGACGAAGTATATTGCAGCCAGGATGAGTTGAATCCCAACTATCTTCACACAAAACTTATTATATCTAAACTAGGAATAGAGCAATACAGTAGATTAGAAGAACAAAAAAAATCTAACCCATTAGCTTTTTGGAATACAATAGTAAGATTGAGTGATAAATCTACTAAAGCTGTAGGATTTAAAATATTTGCAGGGCACCACGACAAATTTTTAGAGTTTATAGCGAAATCTTCTAACTACGAAAAAATTATATTATTAAGAAATCCTATTGCAAGGTTTATTTCATTTACTAGAGCAATCACTACGGGTTTATGGTTGCAAGTAATAGATGACGAACATACAACATTAACAAAGAAACTAATATTTAATCCTGATGAGTTTGAACTTTTTTTGAAAAAACACAATGAATCCTTTAATTGGTATTTGCATTTAGCTAAACAACAACCACATAAATATTTGATTACAACGTATGAGGACGTTGTAAGTAGAAAATCAATAAAACTCATTCTCGATAAGTTAACCATCAATTGTCCTCCCAAGTGTAGAATGTTTACAGATTTAGCAAAGCAATCGACTGAGCCAATTGATAGTTGTTTTGTAAACTACGAACAAATGAAAGACTATTTAATCTCAAACCATCCGACTCTATTAAATAACCCCGGTTGCCCAGAACTTCCCTAGCTTTTTTGTGTTGTCTTTCAAATAGCTTAATTTAATTATTCGTACAATGGGAACAAGTCATCAAGATGATATAAAACAATTTGCAATATTTTCTCTGCATAGAACAGGTTCATCCTTATTGGTAGATATATTAGATCGTATTCCTTCGATTAAATGTTATTATGAATTATACAAACCGGATACAGAATATTCGGATCAGGAATGGATAATTCAGCATGGAAGTACACATCAAAATTGGAAAGAACGAAACAAAGCTGAACCTTTAGCTTATTGGAACGAAATAGTAAAGCTGAGTAGTAATTCTAAATTTAAAGCTATCGGATTTAAAATATTCTGGGATCAAAATCAAACATTATTAAAGTATATAGCTGATTCACCTAAGTATCAAAAAATTATATTATTAAGGAATCCCATTGCGAGGTACATCTCGACGTTGAGAGCTAAAGCTACAGGAAAATGGTTTCAAATTAAGACTGAACCGACCGCAAGAAAACTAGTATTTGATCCTGACGAGTTTGAACTTTTTTTGAGAGATCATATCTGTGGAGCTCGGTATTATTTGCGAAAAGCAAAAGAATTTCCTGATAAATATTTAAACATAACATACGAAGATGTTATTAGTAGAAATTCGATAAAAAACATTTTTGATAGATTAGAAATTAATGATTTTTCTGAGCATAAATTAACCACACAGTATGCAAAGCAATTTATCGAACCAATCGACAGTTGTTTTTTAAACTACGACCAAATGAAAGACTATTTAATCTCAAATCATTCATCCTTATTGAATGAACCTGGTTGCCCAAAATTTTTCTAATCATTTTGAAGTTGTCTTTTTAAAAAAATCTTTTAATGTACTAAACATGAAAACACTCATGGCTATTTTGTCGCTAGCAACTGTAATTGCTCTTTCTTCTTGTACATCTCCCAAAGCTTGCGTAAAAAATTCTTGTAAACCTGCTGATTGCAAAACCGTTTGTAAACCAGTCCGTTCTAACTAAATAATTTTAATCGCGATGGGCTAGGCCAGGTGGTCTGGTGTGTCTCATAAGCACACAAATTGGGTTCGAGTCCCAACGTCGCTACCATTTTAAGCCGGGTTAGCACAGTGGTAGTGCGACGGTTTTGTAAACCGTAGGTCATCGGTTCGACCCCGATACCCGGCTCCCTCGTATAAAATTACAAAGGTTTGATTAAATACTTTATTATGCATAAAGACGAAAAACTTTTAATTGAAGCTTATACTGCTATGACAGAAAAGGCAGAACATTGCAAATATGCTGTAGATGGATGTGAATGTGGAGAATGTATTGAATGTTCAGAGCACAAAGCTAATAAATCAAAAGATTTAACAGGTGATGGCAAAGTTAACTCAGAGGATTATTTAAAAGCTAAGGATTTGGCTATCAAAAAAGCTCATTTTAAAAGTAAAGAAAAGAAAAACAAAAAAAGCGTAAAAGAATCTTTTGTTCCTAGTCAATCTCTAACAAAATTTGAAGAAGCATATAAAGATATTTTAGAATGGTTTGAGTGATTATTTATTAATTGTTTCTGAAAGTTTTTGTTTCCAATAAACAGCGTCCTTATCAACATCTTTATTAATTTTTTTGTAGTTTCCAGAATGACCAACAAAAAGATGGCAAACTACCCCAAAACTTTTGGACTCACAAAGTGTAATCAAATTGCTTGGTTCTAATTCTAAATTAGGATTTTCGTGAAATGGAACTTTATGGTGAACTTCCAATTTCGTCTTTCCTCCACAAACAGCGCAAGTTGGATTAGTTTTTAAATGTTGTTTTCTGACAGAAGGCCATTGTTTAGATCTTGTTTTTCCAAAATCTGCCTTTCCTTGAACGACATCTTTTAAGTTTTTTAATACCATACCTCTATTTTATTTAAGTTATTGTTGACATATTTTAAAATATATAAGAGATTGTACTAAATGGATAGTAAAGTTACAACAGATTCAGAAAAAATGCGTAATGCTATTGTATCGATTGTTCAAAAAGCTTTAACTTCTCCGTTGTCGGAAGATGTGGATTTTATTTACAGCAAAACTGAAATTTTAAATTTTCTTAAATCGGATATTGATGAATTTATAAAAGACTTTATTCTCTTTGAAAAAAGATATTAACAGATGAAAACAATAGACGACAATATAGAACAAACTTTAGAAAAACTATGCTCTCTTCTTTCATATAGTAACTTAAGTATTGCAGAAACAATACTAGCAGTTATTAAAAGAGCTAAAAACATGTGGAAAGAACATCGTCAAGATAACAATAAAATTATTAATTTGTATGAAAATTGAACCGACTACTCCGATTTATTCTAATTTTTCTCATAGTTTTCAAAAACATTGGAATCGCAACAAGAAACAAAAAGAAAAAAAAGAAACAGAAAATACATCACCAGATACGTTAAACACTAACACTTCGCAAACAGAACTGTCCACTTCTAAACATCTTTGGTACGCATAAATTTATGAAATGTAAAACATGTAATGATAATATTGAACTCGAAAGACTACAAATTCTGCCAAATACTTTATGTTGTGCTGCTTGCGCACACAAATATAATTTTATTAAACCTAGAAAAGGTATTATGGTATTTGACGGAAAAACTGGAGGAGTGTTACAAACAATGTCTGCAGAATTTTATGAAAATAACAAACACTATTTCACTCCGATAAAAGCTCAAATGCATAATCATTCTATCAAAAAAGAAAACGAATAGCATGAAAGACGAAGAAGACGAATCATCAAAACAAAAAAATAGTTTTACAGCTATTAGCGTCAGCATTATTGCTGTTATTGGAGCTATAATGTTGCTAGCTGCTTGTCCATTAGCAATTATTTGGGCAATTAATGGATTATTTAATTTAACTATTCCTTACGACTTTTTTCATTGGTCTTGTGCTGCGGTACTTCTGATCATGCTTAGGGCAGATTTATCATCTCCATCAAAAGATTAATAAAGGCGTGTTGCCAAAAATTAAAAATTTAATAAATTACCTCAATGATTAGCGTAGCAGTTAATAAAAAGGCATCTAAAAGAAAACCTTTTAAACTCGTTCCTGGATTAAAATTAACAGAAGATCAAATTGTGGTTTTTGTTAAACATTATAATAAACACAAAAGTTTTCCTGGATCAAAAATTCCTTGTAATGTTACTGGAAAACTCACCACAGCAGTAGGACCATGGTTAAGAAAAAAAGTAAATGAGTTTGGTTCTGCTGAAAAATTACTCAGAAGTTATGTGTGTAGACAAGCAACAAAAAAGCAGAAAACAACTCTAATTTATAAAAAACGAAAGAAAAAAGATAGAGAAGATTCAAACGCTTTAACGAAAGAAAATGGTAGGTACGATATACCTCTCATTAATATTAACAATCCTTCTAGACCGATGACAGAAAGTGAATTATCAAAAGACTCTCAAAGTATGTGTTTAAGGCCTGACATTTTCTTACATAACGGAAGACATTGCGATGGTTGCAAATATTACAAAATCTGTGAAAATGATTTGAAAAATTTACCAAAACATATTTCATTTGATGGAATTAAATTCGTTTCAAATGAAATTCCTAAAACTAAAAAAAAATAATTTATGACAATAGAAACTTCAGTACAAGAAACAATCGATTCAATTAATTCACTGTCCAAATACGTTAAAACTCATCAATCTGCAGTAATTGATTATGATTTATTAGACGAACTAGAAACGGCGGTATCAGAACTTCAAGAAATTGCGTACGATTTAGAGGCAAGAGCTCAGGATCCAGACGAAGACTTAGAAGGCTACGAAGCAGTGTAAAGAACCACATGCTTTGAGCGATTTATTTAAGATAAGATAAAGTTAGTTAAAAAAAAACAATTTTACGTTAAGTAACTTTATGGCAAAACCCATAAGCCTAAGAGTTGCTCATGAATTATTACTTCAATGTCCTGTAGTTGAGTTAGAAGGGCAATTTTTAGAACCTCAGATTTATGATTTAGTAGGAGAAGACTCTAACGAATTTTTTTGTCTATCGTGGACGGAAGTAGTCGAGGGAGAAGAAGTATTGGTATTGCTGACTTTCAACGAAAAGGACAACAAACATCCAACGATAAATGGGAGTGTTCTAACTTTAATTTCATCAGAAGATAAGGTTAAAGAAGAATTAACTCTGTACACACGTTTGTTTAACGACGGCAAATGATTTTTTGCTGTTGACATATACGAAATTTAATCGTAGTTTGATGTTATATGAAATTAGCATCAATAGAAACCATTAAAAGCTTAAAGAAGCATCCAAATGCTGATAAACTAGAATTGGCTCAGGTAATGGGGTGGCAATCTGTCGTACAAGCTAATTTACACAAAGAAGGAGATAAAATTGTTTTTATTATGATCGACACAATCCTTCCAAAAACAGCGTGGTCCGAATTTCTGATTGATAGAAAAAATCCCGAAAAACAAATTAGATTAAAGATGATTAAGCTTAGAGGAGAACACTCAGCTGGAGTAGTTCTTCCGCTGTCGCTGTTTCCAGACTTACAATTACTTGAAATCGGAGCAGATGTAACAGAATACCTAGGAATTAAAAAGTACATAAAAGAAATTCCTGCTAATCTGTCAGGAGAAAACGTTGGGGATTTTCCGACTCATCTAGCAACAAAAACAGACGAAGACAACGGACTGTCGAATTTAGATTTAGTAGAAGAAGTAATTAAACATTCTTCAGTTACAATTACACAAAAGCTTGATGGTAGTTCTATTACTATAATAGTAGAAAACGGACAAATTTCAGAAGTGTGTTCTCGAAATTTATCTAAAAAAAATACCGAAGACAGTATTTTTTGGAAAGCTGCTCAAAAGCTAAATTATTTGGAGGGATTTACCGGAGTAATTCAAGGAGAGCTTGTAGGTCCAGGAATTCAAAAAAATACACTTAAATTAGAAGATCATGAAGTTTTTGTTTTTCAAATAAAAAAAAGCTCTGGAGAATATATGAACTACCAAGAAATGAAAGGATTTTGCAATATCGAGCTAAAGTGTAATGTAGCACCTTTTGTAGCAGAATGCTCTTTTGTAGGATGCGACTTACAAATCGCTTTAGAAAAACTTGGAGAATTAGCTGATCAGCAAAAATATTCATCTGGAGAAGTTGCTGAAGGTATTGTAGTACGGCCTACTGCATATCCGAAATCATTTTCTTCTAGAAGGCCTTTAGGCTTTAAAATCCTTAGCAGAAATTATAAAGATAATTAACAACTTTCGTTTTATAAGTGAAAAGACACGAACCACAAATACCTATGTGTGTAAAGTTAACGTGCGTTTTAATTGGATATGTAATTATAATTTGTAATTTTTGGTTGTTTGTTTTCTATATAAAAAACGATCGATTTATTAATTCATATTTAAGTTCTTTTGCTACAAAAAAGAAAGAAACATTTAATTTCGGTCCGTATTCTGATGCTCTTGATAGTAATTTTATTAAAAATAAAAAAATAGTTGAAATGTCCTCCAGAAAAAAGCAAAATACAAAATTATGAAAACCGAACAACAATACCACATAGATGTAACGCCAGAAGAAGACAATATGTTTCGAACAAAACTTATGAAAAAGAAAACAACAGACAAAACTATTTCCAATTTTAATGTAATTCTTGGAGTTGTTTTAATCGCTCATCTCATTGGAGCGGCAGCGGTGTTTGGAATTACTCCTATTTTAAACTCCAAAGAAAACAGTTCGAATCCAGCACAAACTAACAATTCTACTTTATGCTCGACGACAGAAAATAAAACAACTACGAATGACTCCTCTTCCACTAAGCCGGCAGTAACTAATGTTATGAAAGACATTAAACCAGTGCAAACAACAAATGCACCAAAAGTATCAAATGCACCTTCCACAAAACATCCTATTCAAAATGACTATAGTAATAAAACAGAGTCTGTTTCAACTAATAATCTAATAAGAGAATATACAGTAAAGCCAGGAGATACAATATATGGAATTTCAAAACGCTACAAGCTAGTATCGCAAAGATTGATGGATTTAAATCAAATTAAAAATCCTAATCAACTTAAAGTTGGACAAAAACTCAAATTTTTCTAAAAATGCTTCAGACTAAACCAAAGCCAATAACGTTTAAACAAGCATTCTTTATAACAATTTGTTTGCATATTCTTGGGTTTTGTGGAATTTCTGCGTTTTCTGCATATAGAAAAGAAAAACAAAAAGAATATGCATTAGCTAAGCAAATATACAGAGAGCAATTAATGCAAAAAAATTCCTCTTCTTTGTTTCCTAAGCCCGGTCCTCTTTCCCGCAACAGTTCAACCGCAAACACCTTCTTTTTTAGGAACAGCACTCAACTTAGCTAAAGATTTAACTTTTAACTCAATTCCAACAAACTCTTTAGAACAACCTCCGTCGACAAACTCTTTAAGTAATAGTTCATCTGGTATAAATACTGATAAGAAATCGTCTAGCACAAACTCAAGCAAGGAAATTACAGTATCTAAAACTTCGCCGCAACGTGTTCTTCGGTCAGCTAATAGATTTTTTGATGCATTAAAAGGAGTGGAATTTGATCTTCAGAGTGGCCCAAAAACTCTACAGAGTCCAACAATTGCACATAAATCAAAAAGCCCAGCAACCAAAGCAAAAGAACTTCAAGAATTTAAAAACGCAACCGATGATTTAAAAGCTCAGTTTTTAAAAGCAAAAAACCAAATATCATCCGATGTTCATTCCTATTCAAACCAGACTAAAGAGGAAATAGAAAAAACTAAAAATCAATTTATACAAAATCGGATTCAGCACGAATCTTCTGGGGAAATTATTAAAGAAGAAATTACCAGAAGAATTATTGATTCGCGTATTGTATTATAAAAGCCTTAAGGTTTCCCCTAAAAGAAACAGCAGAAAGGACAGCAATGCAATAAGCAAAGCTTCTTCTAAATTAAGATTCAAAACAACGTTGTTAGTAAATTCAAAAAATTTAAAATAATTTCTTGAATTTACCGATCAACGAATTGACTGCTGATTTAACAAGCATTATCGTGCAGCAACTAGCTTTTTCGTATGCCGTTTTGCCTTCACAGCAATTATCACCGCATGTCTGTTGTGGTTCAACTGCAGCTTTAACTTCAACTGATGTAGAAGAGGGTAGAGACTTCTTTTTTGAAGGACGTCCTCTCTTAACTGTTGATGGTTTAGTTGTAGTTTTTTCTTTTTTCATATCAGAATTACTTATCTCATAAGCTTCAAATTCTCGTTGCATTGTCCACTATAGCAAATTATAGTTAATTCATGGTTCAAGAAATTACATCTCTTTCTATTTTTGAAGAATTAAAATATAAAAATAATTCTTATGCAGAAGATATCAAACGTATTTGCAAAATCTTTGTAGATTGTAGTTTAATTTCGATAACAATAAACGACCTTGCAGCAAAGCTGAACTATCAAGAAGATATTAATTATGGAGTACTGATGATTCAGTTAGCACTATCGTTTGGACACGAACACGGTTTAATAGAAACAATAAACGAAGATGCATATACTTTGACTGATAAAGGCTGGATGCTGGGTCTTAATTAAAAATGCTTTAGCGAAAAAAATAACGAACGAAAATATTTTCTTTATTAATATAAATTCAAGCTATAATTACTTTAAATGTCACAAATCAGAAAAGGAATTGTTCTAGCTGGTGGATCAGGAACGAGACTTCACCCTCTTACATTAGCTGTTAGTAAGCAATTGATGCCAATTTATGACAAGCCAATGATTTATTATCCAATTTCAACGTTGATGTTGGCTGGAATTAGAGACATACTGATAATTTCTACTCCATGGGATTTACCGGATTTTAAAAAACTTTTAGGAAAAGGACACCAGTTCGGAGTTAACTTTTCTTACGCTGAACAACCTGTTCCTTTAGGATTGGCACACTCATTTTTAATTGCTGAAGATTTTTTGGGAAATTCTCCTTCAGCTTTAGTTTTAGGAGATAATTTATTTTATAGTTGTGATTTCACTAAAACACTACAAGAGGCGAATGAAGATTTAGAGAATTCTACGATATTTGCATATGAAGTTGCTGAACCAAGTTCTTATGGTGTTGTTGAATTTAACAATGAAGGAGTAGCTGTTTCTTTAGAAGAAAAACCAGCGAAACCAAAAAGCAACTTTGCTGTTCCTGGTTTGTATTTTTATACTAACGAAGTAGTGAATCGAGCTAAAGCTATCGGTCCCTCCTTAAGAGGAGAGCTCGAAATAACTAGCTTAAATCAAAGTTATTTGCATGACAATAAACTACGAGTTAAAAAGTTAAGTAGAGGAACAGCTTGGCTTGATACCGGAACTCACGATTCTTTACTTCAAGCTGCAGAATTTGTTAGAACGATTCAACAGAGACAGGGGTTATATTTAGGTTGTTTGGAAGAAATTGGTCTTAATCAAAATTTTCTTACTAAAGAACAGTTTAAAAATTGCACAAACAATCTTGGTAATTCGAATTATAAAAAATATTTAGAAACGGTATTACTAAAATGTTAATATGGAAAAAATAAACACTGATATACAAGATGCTTTTTTATTAAAGCCGAAAGTGCATAAAGACAATAGAGGTTTTTTTTTAGAAGCATGGAATGAAAATACGTTTAAAAGTCTAGGCTTAGAGTTAAAATTTATTCAAGATAACCACAGCCAATCAACAAAAAATGTTTTGAGAGGTTTGCACTTTCAAATTGGTGATGCTGCACAAGGAAAACTAGTCTGGGTTATGTCAGGTTCCGTGTATGATGTCATAGTTGATTTACGAGAAAATTCGAAAACGTTCGGTAAATGGGCTGGGTTTACATTGACGTCAGAAAACCATCTTCGGTTATGGGTCCCTCCCGGATGTGCACATGGGTTTTTGGTTTTAAGTGATGTTGTAGATGTTTATTACAAAGTTACTAAAACGTATCATCAACCATTATTTGATAGAACATTATTGTGGAATGATAATACATTAAATATCAAATGGCCTTTACATGAAGCACCAATTGTTTCATCAAAAGACTTATGTGGATTGCCGTTTCAGCTTTGCGAAAAATATACTGTTAATTTATGAAAAGTCCTACAATTAGCGTTGTTTTAGCAGGTGGTTTAAGCAATCAACTTGTTCTGTGTTTACTATTTTAATCTATGGACTATCTCATTCGTTAGAAATATTTTTGACTCGAGTGAGTTATTGTTTAAATTTTGTGAAAAATATAGTTGAATGTTGTTTGTTTTGAAATAACATTTTTATATGAAAGAACTATTCCATGTAATGGCTAAGCCTATAGGCCCTTTGTGTAATATAGGAGAAAAAATGTTTCCGAAAAACGAAACGTTTAAAATGAAAGAAGAACTTTTAGAAGAATATATAAAACAGTATATAGATTCTCAGCCAACTAAAGAAGTTATTTTTACCTGGCAAGGTGGAGAGCCTACAATGCTGGGAATTAAATACTTTGAAAAAATTATTGAAATGCAACAACAATACGCCAAAGGGAAAATTGTTTCAAACAGCATTCAAACTAACGGTACTCTATTAAACGATGACTGGGGAAATTTTTTAAAGCAACATAATTTTTTAGTCGGTCTCAGTATAGATGGTCCTCCGAAACTACACGATGCATACAGAGTAGATAAAAAAGGACTTCCAACATACGAAAAAGTAATAAAAGGACTACGTGTATTGCAAAAGCATGAAATTGAATTTAACACTATAACTGTTGTTAATAATATTAATTCAAAAAAACCACTAGAAGTTTATAATTTTTTAAAAAAAATTGGCTCAAACTTTATACAATTCATTCCTTTAGTTGAACGGCTACCTGATGTTAAAACTAATCAATTAAGTTTTGATCTAGCTTTTCCACCAACAATAAACGACGAGAAAAATTTGCCCGTTACCGAGTGGAGCGTTAAACCTACTCAGTATGGAGAATTTTTAATAACGGTTTTCGATGAATGGTATAAAAAAGACAAAGGTAAAGTGTTTGTTCAAATTTTTGATGTAACTTTAGGTAATTGGTCTGGACTGCAGCCGAATAGTTTGTGTGTATTTAGTGAAACGTGCGGTAAAGCAATTGCTTTAGAGCATGATGGCACAGTTTATTCGTGCGATCATTATGTTTACCCGTCATATAAATTAGGAAGTATAACATCATCATCTTTAGGAGATATGATTAGCTCAGAACGGCAAAAAAAATTTGGAAACGACAAGCGGGACACCTTACCAAATTATTGTAAACGCTGTGATGTTAGATTTGCCTGTCATGGTGAATGTCCCAAGCATCGTTTTTTAAGAGCACCTGGCGGAGAGTACGGTTTAAATTATTTATGCTCTGGTTACAAAAAATTTTTTCATCATATTGCACCAAAAATGCAAACGTTAACAAATGAATTATTGCAACCACTCACATAAAGATAACTTAAGGGGTTACTCTTGTGTTTACACTATAATTTAAAAGAGTTCTTAAGCTAGTCAACTCCTCTATTGTTTGTTTTAAATGGTCTTGGTCTATCAAATTTGTTGTTTCAGAAGAATCTGCTTCTAAATCATATAATGCAATTGGATGGTTACCTACCAGTACATCCCCAGCAAATATTAATTTCCAGTTTAAGTAATAAATCGAGCTTGCTCCTCCCCATTCGTTTTTCGTTTCGTTTATACAACAGTGAGCATGATTGATTAATAAATGCTTTCTGTTAGGCTCAAGCGAATTTGTTGTAAGAAGAGGAATTAGACTTTTCGCATCCAGCATTTCATCTTCGTTAATCTGTACTTCAATAAGATCTAAAAAGGTTGGTAAAATATCCATAGCACAAACTAAATCTTCACACACTTTTCCTTGCAAAAATTTAGAAGGATAATTAACAATCAAAGGAACTCTCACTCCTCCCTCGTAGATTGTGCTTTTCCCGTCTCTTAAATGCATATTTCCTTTATCGCCACTGACAGCTCCGTGATCCGAACTGAAGCATATGACTGTGTTTTCTTCAAGACCTCTCGTTTTTAAAATTTTACGTAATTCTCCTAAAAGCACATCTGTTTCATAAACCATGTCGTCTCGTCTATTAATACACGTATTTAATATCTCGTTCCCTCTTATCGTTTGAGGGGGGTCGTGAGGAGAATGTGCTCCATCACAACAAAAATGCATAAAAAACGGTTTTGCCATATCGGTTGTATCTAAAAATTTTTCTACTTTAGTTAAGAGAGTCTCTCCAATTTTTGATAATTCAAAATTAGGATCAACATAATCAAGCCAATTTAAAAAATGCTGTTCATTGCCTCCACCAACACATTTTTTTTGTCTAGCAAATTCTATTGCTTGCTGACCTCTGATTAAGGTTTTAGGGTCGCAAGTTGGAATATTATTTTCCAAAAAGATTAAAGGAAGCCATTGATGACCACGAGGTATGATAAACGAATAATCAAATCCCCAATTAGATGGACCATCTACCATTGGAGCTGTCCAGTCTATTTCTCCTGTTTCTGTCTTGTTGTATAATCCTCCTATTCCCGTCTTGCCAAAAAGACCAGTTCGATAACCATTTTGTTGCAAAATATTCGCTAACGTTTTTTGATTAGGAGTAATAGAAGATGAGACATCAAATCCCCACTCTCCTTTATTGCCTAATCTTTGTCTATTAGGATAATTGCCGGTCAGAAGCGAATATCTAGCAGGAGCACACAATGCTGCTGTCGAATGAGCGTTTGTAAAAATTACTCCACCGTTTGCTAAATCTTCTACGTTTTTTGTTTTAATTTTACTGTAATTATTGTAACATGAATAATCCCCTATTCCTACATCTTCAGCAATAATAAATAAAAAGTTAATTGGGGATTTTGTCATTTTGTGTAAGATTTTTTTGGACTTTTGTTAAATTTGAAATTAGCTGCTCTTTAAAATTTGAATTTACGTTATAATGTTTAGGAATTTCCGCAACTTTAGTTAGTATGATATTTTTCAAACAGCTTAGTTCGTACGTTTTCCACAATTCTAAAGCATGTAAAGGAATGTTATCTGTATGTTGCCAAGGTTTATACTGCCCATTAAAATGTATTATGTTAGCTTCTTTAAACTCTTTTTGAATTTCGGGAGTCGGATGAAGAAGATAATAATAACCACAACCGTAATCAGTCAAGTTCCACGATTTTGGTATTATTCCAACTTTGTTAAAAAACACAAAATTTAAAAGTCCTTGATCGTTATGAAAAAAAGTATGAAATTTTTTCTGAATAACGACACAATCTTTACAAATTTGCTGGATATTATTTCGTCTATATTCGGTAAGATCAAACATTAATACTCCAGCATTAAAATGTATTGCGTTTTTTGTGCTTAAATCAGTACAATAGTCTAAGTAATTAATAGGCGTATTTAATGTACGAGAGCATTCGATAAACCATTTAAACCACTTATCCACATAATATTGAAGAATAGTTTTTCCTCTAATTGGTATCCATTCTTGTTGTTCGTTAGGTCCTAACGTTGAAAGTTTAAAATCCCAGCACTGAATGGCAGGCCATTCGCACGCATATAAGCTATGCTTAGTTGTTTTGCTCATGTCGTATACTAGTTGAAACAAAGATTTTACCGGTTGCTTAAAAACTAAATCTAAATCAATCTGTAACACTAATCCATCTAGTGTAGGCCAAATTGTATCCAAAAATAGTCTATAATACACAGAACAGGTTTGCAGAGTATTTCTCGATCTACTGAACGGATAGTTTTCAACCAAAAATTTATAAATTTCCTTGCATTCAGTCGGAACATGTTTATAATTAAAAATTATCGTTGGAAAAATAGACGTAATATAGCTTTGTATGGCAGGCAAATTAGATAAATTGCCATCATAGCAAACAAAAAATTCTAGCGTATCTGTTATATTTAATAAATCATTGCTGCAGCGTGACGGATTTGTGTATTGTTTGTGTAACGTGTAAATGTTATTTACAACAGTTAGAAATTGATCTATATATGTTTCATCAAAAGAGACAGCTATTTGTAGATTTTGCTTCATTTAGTTAATTACTTTATATGAGTTAAAAGGCTACAAAAGCTCATTTTGTTCCTATCGTAAAAAGCTAGTTCTGTTTGATAAAGCACATTAAACATATCAACCAACTCTTTCGTAAAGAAACTCATAGCATCAAATTTAGTTATTTTTAAAACATTTCTTAATTCAGCTACCGTGTAATCACACATACGTTTCTTGCTGCAGTCAAAATCGAAACGATCAGAACAGTTGGTTGCTAATTTCAAACAACAGCTTTTATAATTCCACGCTTCTGTTAATCTATCTGCTATTTCTTCGAATAATATTTTTTCTCCCGCCATATCATATAACGATCGTAAATTAGCGGGGTCGTGAATTAATTTTCCATCAGGCAACCAAAAGTCCGGAAGAAGATAAAAGACCGCATGTGTTTGTTTAATTAGAAGTTCTTCAAAAAACAAAAAGGACTCACCAGTAGTTATAGGAAAAAATCCATCAAAAATTTCAATCTGCGAGTTCTCCGAAAAAAACCCCACATTGTATATATGCTCTATAAATTCTCTAAAAGTGTTCGTGTTTCGATTAATTTCAGGAGTAGGTGAATCAATCGCGACATATTTATCTAAATACAATGAAACAATTCGGTGATATGGATTTCTACCAAAAAAGACTATTTTGTGATTTTTATAATAATCTACATCTTTATAGTTTGGTTGGTTTTTATAAAAAACCTCGTAAATTTGATGTGTAACATCGTCGTTTCCACCATTATCAAAAAAGCTTCCGGAGCTATCTAAGTGCATTATTATTTCTTTAAGACACGTAGCTCCACATTTTTGTCCCCAAAACACTAAAACTTGTTGTTGAGTTAATTCATGACATTTCATTTCAAACGTTTGGTTATAGTATTTTTACTTTATCTAATTGTTCCATTAAAAGCAACGCTATAGACTTAACAGCATTTACGTCAGTTAACTCTTTGATTAAAGAAGTTATATTGGATTTATTTATACGTTCTTCTCCTAATAATAAATCCAACAAAGATTTCGCATTTTCGTATTTTACATTATATTGATCTTGAATACAAGAAATCATTTCATTTACTGCTAACTGGTCATTTAAATCCGAAATTCCTCCTTTATAAAAGTTTACTACACACTTATGGACTACAGCCATTTTCATTTTTTGTAAAAATAAAAGTTTAATCCATTGATAATCTGAAGCAATTGTTAGTTGTTCGTTAAATAAGCCGCAAACATCAAAACATTCTTTAGAAGCCAATAAGGCTTGATGACAAAACGGCATCAAGCCCATAAGGATTCGTTCATCAAATTCCGATATTTTAAAAATTTTATCGAGTTTTTGTATACTAGGGTCGATTATTTTCGCATAACCTACAGCAAAATCGGACCGATTTTGCTGTATAGCGTCGAGTAATTCTTGTATACAAAAAGGTTCTAACCAATCATCAGATCCTAAAATTAATAAGAACTTACCTTTCGATTTCCGAATTGCATAGTTTAACGCAGGATAAATACCAGGTGCTGATTCATATAAGATACGTATATTATGTTGCGGATTAGCTAACATATAACTGTCAATAACATTATTAGTTCCATCTGTTGACTTTCCTAACACAATTATGTGTTCTATATGCTTATATGTTTGGTTAGCTACAGAATTTATGCATCGCTTAATTACAGACTTACTGTTTTTAGCAGCAGTGATTACCGTTACAAGTTTAGGCTGAATAGTCACTCCTAATTATTTTTTATTTTTTGTAGTAGATAGTATCTCATTCAATATGTTTTTCAGAGTCGTATTGCTGTGATTTTTCGTAGTTTTTTCTTTGTACAACTTTTTAAATAGTTCTTGAAGAGCAATGCTAAATGTTTTGGTATATTTTTTATTTAATTCCGCTTTTAATATAGTTAATATTTCTTTCTTATTATGGTTTACAATGGTTTTCATAAATTAAATGGTGTTAACAATTATATAAAGAAGTTAAATGTTCAAGCTGAAATAAGCGATCTGATATATTGCCGGTTAAGTACGGATGGTAACAATAACACTCATCGATTGCCCACTTAGGTGGATTTGTCCACCTTGTTATCAATCCTCTATGAAGACCAACTATCGAAACGTCTCTTATGTTGATATTTTGTGAAGGATGTTTTTTTGAAGGCTGATCGATTAGAGAAATAGAAGCAACTTTAGAAAAAATCCACTCATTGGTTGCTATTTGATCGTCTATTAGCTTGGACGTATTTTTTATATGATTTTGTATTATATTATTAAAAAAATTTTTAGTATTTTCCTTATATTTTATTACAAAAAACCCACAACACAATACAAAACCGTATTTTTCTGCTAGGTGCTTGGGATATTCGTTTCCAGTTGAATATATTACATCTTGTTCAAAGCAACTTAGTAAAGGTATTATATTTTTAATCCAAAAGCAATCAACGTCGGTATGTATTAACGTTTTTTTTGAACTTGTAAAAATAGAGTTAATAATATCTAAACGAATTGCCCAGAATTCTGGTTTGCAAGAGACAACATATTTAAAATAAATGCATGGAATGCATAACTTCTCGATTTCTTGTTTTGTTTTTTCATCTAAGCAAACGACAATCAAATTATTTAACTCGTGGGTTTTCCAAAATTTGTAAAATATTCTAAATATTTCAATATATTTGAAATCAACGAACGTTATAACAACGACATCTTCTTTAATTTTATTAGTAATGGCTGTTATTTCGTTTGCGCTTATTTTCATTAAAAATAATTCTTTTTACGTTGTTTTTTATTTTGATTTTTTAATAGAGTTATATTATTTTTATTGTCAGCCGATACGGTCGCAATTACTGTTTCTTTGTTCTTTATAGCACCGCTTAAGATTTTTTCGGCTATTGCATTTTCCAAATAAGTTTCAATCGCTCTTCTAATCGGACGAGCGCCATATTCGTTTTTAGAACCCTTTTCTGCAATAAATTCTACAGCTAACTCATCAAGAATTAACGTAATTTGTTTGTTTTCTTTTAATCGATTAATTAAACACAAAGCCTCTAATTGAACTATTAATTTAATGTTTTCTGTAGTTAAAGATTTAAAAACAACAATGCTATCCATTCGATTTAAAAGTTCTGGCTTAAAAAAAGACCTAACTTCGCTCATAGTTTTTTCTTTCATTGTCTCATAATTCGTGTTTGGTTCATTTTTTACTCCAAATCCCAAGTTAGTTTGTTTTGAAGCAAAGGTAGCTCCAACATTTGAAGTGAGAATTACAATTGTATTTTTAAAATCTATTTTTCTACCAAGCGAATCCGTAACAATTCCTTCTTCGAATATTTGCAATAACAAATGTAGAGCATCAGGATGAGCTTTTTCTATTTCATCAAATAGAACTACAGAATAAGGATTTTTTCTGACTTTCTCTGTTAATTGTCCTCCTTCTTCATGACCGATATAACCAGGAGGAGATCCTATTAATCTGGAAACTGAAAATTTTTCCATATATTCGCTCATATCAATTTGAATAAGCGAATCTTTATTGCCAAAAATTAATTCAGCAATATTTTTTGCTAAAAATGTTTTACCGACTCCTGTAGGACCTAAAAATAAAAAAGTGCCTATAGGACGTTTTGGATCTTTTAAATCCGCTCTAGCTCTACGAATTGCTGTACTCACAGCTTTTATTGCTTCCTCTTGACCGATAATTCGCTTTTCTAGAGTTTGTTCTAACTGTAATAATTTTTCTGCTTCCTTTTCATCGATTCTCGACAAAGGGATTCCTGTCCATTTAGATAATACAGTTATAATATCCTCTTTATTCACCGTAACGATATTTTCTTTGTTAGTTTTCTTCCATTTGTTTAGAGCTTCAGCTAACGATTCAGTAGCTCTACGCTCTTGATCTCTCGTAGCTGCGGCCTTTTCAAACTCCTGATTTTTAATTGCTTCTTGTTTTTTAGCTTTTAATTCTGTAATAGAATTTTCTAAGGTAGTAAAATCTTGGGGCTTTATTGTGGAGTTAATTCTTGCTCTAGATCCTGCTTCATCGATTAAATCGATTGCTTTATCTGGCAAAAATCTATCAGAAATATATCTATCCGACAACAGTGATGCTGATTCTAGTGCCTCGTCTGTATATATAACTTTATGATGCTCTTCGTACTTATGTTTGATTCCTTTTAAAATCTGAATAGCGTCATTGACGCTCGGAGCCTCAATTTTAACTTGCTGGAACCTTCTTTCCAGCGCAGTATCTTTTTCTATATACTTTCTATATTCATTTAACGTAGTTGCTCCAATGATTTGAAGTTCACCTCTACTTAAAGCAGGCTTAAAAATATTAGAAACGTCCATTGACCCTGAAGCGGATCCTGCTCCTACGATTGTATGTAGCTCGTCTATAAACAAAATAACATTTCCGTTTTTCTTTACTTCATTCATTACAGTTTTCAATCTTTCTTCAAATTGACCTCTATACATAGTTCCTGCAACCAATAAAGCTAAATCTAATGTAATAACTTGTTTATTTAACAGTAACTCAGGAACATTATTTGATATAATTTTTTGTGCTAATCCTTCAGCAATAGCTGTTTTGCCAACACCAGCTTCTCCTATTAAAACTGGATTATTTTTTGTTCTTCTGCAAAGAATTTGAATAGTCCTTTCGATTTCATTTACTCTACCTATAACAGGATCGAGCTTTCCGTTTTTTGCTAATTCTGTTAGATCTTTTCCGTATGTTTTAAGTGCTGTAGATTTTTTTGATGAGCTTGATTTTTGAAAATTTTCTTGACCAGCTAGTACAGGTTCATTGCTTTGATAGTTCGGATCGATCTCTTTTAGTATTTGCTCTTTTGCTTTTTCGTAATTAATATTAAACTCTTGCTGTAGAATTGTTGCAGCAGCTCCCTCAGTTTCTTTCAATAATCCTAGCAATAAATGTTCCGTTCCAACATATGTATGGCCCATTTTTTTAGACTCTTTTTCCGCTAAATGTAAAACCTTCTTAACTCTAGGTGTAATCGGGATATTCTCTTTTTTAGAATTTAGTAGCGAGTTATTATTTTCAGAAGAATTATTTTTAATTATCTCGTAAACAATTTCTATAGTTACTCCTAACTCTTGTAATACTTTTAATGCTAATCCTTGACCTAGTTTTAAAAATCCTAGCAACAAGTGTTCTGTTCCTATGTAAGTGTGATTTAAATTTTCAGCTTCTTTTCTTGCTAAAGCTAAGGCTTGCTGAGCACGTGGAGTAAAATTTTGAGACATTTAACATAACTTAAGCTATGGTCTGATTAAGGTCAAACACATAAAGATATTAGTTGACAAAATGCCAATTTCGATTTAATAATTTTTATGAAAAATGTTGATCAAATTGTAAATAAAACGTTAGAGACTTCTGATGTTTATGACGTCGTGTTAAACAACATAATACGACTTAAAGAAGACCAAAAAGAATTAGAGCAGTTTATAGAAACACAAAGTTCTCAAAAAGAAACTTTAATTTTATGCGGAATCACTGCAAAGCAGTTAAATAAACCAAGCTTAGTAAAATATGTCTTAAACAAACTATACAAAGACGGCGAACCAACCGAACACTCATTAGATCAAATGTGGGTAGAAGCGGTGAATGAATTACAGCAATGGTTTGCTGAGAATGAAACAACAACAGAACAAAGTATTATAATAAAAAATCACGTAAAAACTTCTAAAATAGAAGCTTCTTTAATCGTAGCATGCATGGACCGTCACGAACACTTGATTCAAACTTTACCAACATGGTTTGATATACCTCAAATTAAAGAATATATAATCGTAGATTTTAATTCTAAAATTCCTTTATCCGAACTTTCTTTGATTAAAGAATGGGCCAAACATCAAAAAATCATTATAGTTAGAGTCGAAGAAGAAAATCACTTCAATTTAGGCAAGGCTTACAATTTGGCAGCAGATTTTGCGTCGTGTGATAAATTATTAAAAATAGACTGTGATCACTTGTGCGTTGATTCTTCCTGGATTACCAGACTTGATAATGCAGTATACGATAGTTCAGAATGTTACTTTATTAGAGGAGATTGGAGATTCGGTCATTCGATGAGCGGATTGCTTTTTTGTGATAAAAAGGACTTTGTTTACTACAGAGAAGATTTAAATGGTTGGGGATTTGATGATTTAGATTTGAGTAGAAGAATAATAGAAACCAAGCCAAGAATGAAAGAAGTAATCTGGCCAGACGCTAGTCTGTTTATCAAACATTTACCTCATAATGACGACGAAAGGACTAAAAACTACGAATTAGCAAATAAATCAAAATCTAATATATCTAACAGACTAATTTGTCATCAGCCTCTTGCATCTGTTCAAAGAACTCCTTATAAAGTTTTTTATAAAACTTCTGAATTCAATGTTAAGTTTATTCCAAACAAATCTATAGAACATGGAGTTTGCGTTACACTTAAAGACAACCGTGAGAGATGGAAAAAAATTAATTCGGACATACCTTTTATTCAAGAATTTAGCGCCATTGATACTCGGAAAACTCCCGAATTGTGTCTAGATTATAATCTCGTAGTAAGACCTTCTACCATTACTTATTCTATGTATTTTAAAGGAGCAAATGGAGCAGTAGGATGTTATTTAAGCCATTATTTAATTTGGGAACAAATTGTACAACAAAAGTTATCACATGTTCTCGTGGTTGAAGATGATGTTGATACTCATTCTTTAAACAAATTTTTAAATCGTATGCCAGTAAATATAGAGGCATACGAATTTATTCAATTGAATAAAAGGTTTAGCTATGTAAAACCAGAGCATAGAGTAATTTTTCATGGAACTGAAAGTTATATTGTTAGTCTTGAGGGAGCTAAAAAATTAATTAGAGCAACTCAACAACCTAAGTTTTTAGAGCATGTGTATCACTATGATCCACCAAACGTGAAATTAATAGCAAAACAACAGAAAATTAAACAACCTTGCAAAGTATACGAACCTAACAGTATTATAGCTCCTGCTGATAAGTTTATATCTATGTGCTGTGATCCAAAAAGCGATCCGGAAGTGCAATTGAAGTTTTTAAACTACCCGTGCGTAGATATTAATGCTGATTGTGCAGCGTCAGATATTGATGGCGGAATGGGCCATATATGGAAAATGTCTCCCAGTCAAGTTGAAGCACAAATTAACAAATATCCTCTTTGCTTAGATCATTATTTATGATAAACTCGACGTTTGTTATAATAATGGGCGTTGGGAGATGTGGGTCTACGTTTGTTATGAATCAACTTAACAGAGATTGTAATACTACAATTTATGGAGAGGATATGGGTACAACTTTAAGTTTATTAAAAACTATTGATTGTTTAAATGAATTTTTAACTCATATTTCTAACCACCCTCATATAAAAAAAAGCATAAAAACAGTGGCCGATGCTAAATTGCAAACACAAATAGCTGGAGTTGACTATTATATTGGTAATGAAATGTACCATAATTGCGATGCATATGAAACGTTAAATTATAAATTAATTAAAACTTTAACTACATATTATAACCAACAAATTACAGGATTTAAAGAGATTAGATGGGACATGTATGAAAATTTAAATTTTTTAAATATATTAAATAAATTATATCGCACTGTAAAATACATATATTTAAAACGCTCTGATAACGAAGTATTAACAAGCTCCATGAAAAATTGGTCAGAGAATGAGGAGTCAATAGCAAAAAGAATTAAAAGCAAAAAAGAAAAAATCGAAACGTTTTTAAATACACAAACTGATATCAATGTTATTCAAGGCGATATAACAAAAGATTCTTATTTTATTGAGCAAATAAAATCATTTATTAAATCATGAAACTTCATAAATTAATAAAAGGAAATTCTAAAGCTGTTTGCTTATGGTCCGATATTTCCCCTTATCCAGCAGTGTTAGAAATTGTAACTCATTTAGAAAATGGAGTAATATTAAACAACAAAAAGGAGCAAAACTACAAAATAAACAATAAGATTTATGATAAATTTTATGCTAAACCTGTAACGAATTGTGACAATTTAGACGAATTTAAATTAATAATTTTTTGGCGCAATCCTTATTATCGGCTTTTTTCGGAATATCTAGAAAATTACTCTCTGAACGATACTCATTTGGAATTCGAGCGTTCGTTTTCTTCTTATATTGAACATAAAACTGAAGATTGCACTCAAGAAGAAGTTAATAAAATCAAAGAATGGATTTTAACGCATTTTGAAAAGAAAGTTAGTAGTCTTAATACATTTGTTGCTTTGCTTCCGAACCGTATTTCGTCTACGTTAAGCTTATTTTATGACACTTCTGTCGTCGAACGTATATATAAATTTATTTGGAGAAAGCAGTATTATGATAAGATCAAACATTTACACAAAAAAACAAACAATATATTCAATAACATTTATAGGATTGAAAACAATGCAGATAAAAATCAAATCAAACAAATTTCTGCTATAGATATTCATAAAAGTTATAAATATCCAAATATTCGAACTGTGTTTTCCGATGCAACATTAACAAAAATAGATTTTTTAATTAAAAACGAACTCGAGTTTTTTAGAAATATTGAAATCAACTTTGATTTATGATTTACTGTAAGCCTCTATCTTTCTGCTTCATTGCAGTGCCAAAAACCGGAACAACTTCTATAGAATCTTTTTTGTCATTGTACTGTGAAGAAAATGACTTTCCACACATTAAAACCAAAGAAACTAATAAACCTTTTGGTGATGTTAGCGGAAAGCATGCTTCTTTAATGGCAGTAAAACAACATTATAATGTATCAAATATAAATACTATAGGATTTGTAAGAAATCCTTGGGACAAAGTAGTATCTTGGTATAATTATCTCAAATTACATAAACAAAGTAAATACTCAATCTCAGATAATATTTCTTTTGAAGAATTTATTTTAACTGCTCCGAACTTTGTGTTTACCGAATCATCAAAGTTTATAACCGATAGCACTGGCAAATTAGACGTCAATTTTCTCGGACGGTTTGAAACAATTAACGAAGACTTTAAGCGTATATGCAATAATGTCTTAGAAATTGAATGGTCACCATTACTGCAGTTAAATGGGTCAAATAATAAAACACATTATTCGGATTTTTATACTACAAAAACGAAAAAAATAGTAGAACAATATTTTTTGACAGATATTAAAATGTTTGATTATACATTTGATTTAAACCACTAGTATGTTAGAATGTATAAAAGAAAATAACGTAAACGTAGACACTAATATAGTTGATGTAACCTTAATATGTGTGATATGGAATGAATTGTTATTGCTGCCGTTTTTTATACAGTACTACAAAACCCTAGGAGTAACTCACTTCATTTTTATTGACAACAATTCAAACGATGGTACTATTGAGTATTTAAAGAATCGGAATGACTTAAATCTAGAATTGTATTCTTGTAGCGACTCATATTCGAAGGCCAATTATGGAATTGCTTGGGTAAACGAAATTCTTAATTTAAAAATGCACAATAAATGGTGCTTGGTCGTAGATATAGATGAAATTTTAGTTCTTCCGAGTAGTAGTACTACAGTACAAGATTCAGTATTACAAATGGAAAACCAAAAAACTAATATTGCACAAACTTGTCTCGTCGACTTTTATCCCAAGAGGTTTGATGGAGTTGCATATTCGACCGGAACTTCTTTTTTTGAACATTCATGTTATTTTCACAAGTTTACTGAAAAAACGATATACTCTAAAGCAGCACCCGACAACTCTTATGAAATAAAAGGCGGTTTGAGACACGTTATTTTAAATGGTAACAAAAAACCTAATTCCAGCTCAGTCTGCTTAACCAAAAAAAGTTTTTTTAAATATGATTTTTACGATACTCATAATCTTTCTGTGGGGATGCATTGGATATTACCAAAAGATTTTACTTGTTGGTGGCCTCCTGAAATTGCATACTCCAACTGGACGGAATCAAACAGACATTTAAATATAACCCAACAACATTTTATATTAGCACATTTTAAATATTTAAAACCTGATATTAAGCAAGTATTCCAAGAAAGAATTTATAGAAATCAAGATTGGAATAATAGTTGCGAATATAAAAGATATTTGAATTATTTATCAGAAAGCTATTACGATGAAGAATTGACTGAGATTTTTACTACTATTTGTAATTTATATAAACATACGGTTTATACGATTCAACGTATGTAAGTTATGCTATACGTTTAAATAAATAAACACATAGTATGTTAAAAAACATTACAAATAAAACTTTTTATATAGACTCAATAAACGGTTGTGACGAAAATGTAGGAACCCACGTTAACTGCCCTTGGAAAACTTTAAATAAATTAGCTTTATATCACATAAATGATCCACTCGGTCCGGGTGACAAAATTTTACTCAAGTCAGGTTCTGTATTTACTGATACAGTAATGTTTAAAAACTTGCATGGAACTAAAGATAATCCGATTAAAATAAATTGGTATGATAGCTCTTCATCACAACACTTAAAGAGACCCGTCATACTTCCTTCGCCAGATAGACACCAATGCATACAATTCAAAAACTGCAGTTTCATTCATATAGAAAATTTAGAAATAAGGCACGGAAAAATATATTTTACATTTGGTAATTTGATAAATCAATCAACCCACAATGAATTATTTGGCGGGTTTTTTATCAGCAATGTTTATATGCACAACATATATACAGGAGATTCGTCTAAATCATCAATAGAGTTTAACGTGCTAGGAAATAATATTAAAATAGAAAATATTAGTATAGAAAATTGTGAATTTGAAGGCATTGCATGTCACGCAATTTTACTAAGAACTTCTCAAACAATTTATTTGGATAATAATGCTAATATTTTTAAAAATGTTATAATAAAAAACAACCAAATTAGAAATACATCTTCTACAGCAATACTCTTAAACCATGTAACACATGGTTTAATCGAACTCAATAAAATAACAAGAGCTGGAAAATTTCTAACATCAGATATTTCAACAAAAGGATCTTCGGGTGTTACAATTGAAAATTGTTCAAATGTTAAAATATTAAAAAATGAAATAACTTCATGTTTTGGAGAAATTCGCTCAACAGCCGTTTATTTAAAAAAGAACAACCACTCTATTCATGTGAACTACAATATTTGTAGAGACAATGCAGGCGGATTTATTAGTGTGATGGGTGGAAATACTAATATAACAATTGAGTATAATATTTCTTTCAATGACGGATGTAGAGCTAAACATATATCTAAAGAAAGTACAGTTGGCAGAACAGTGACGGTATCTGACTTCAATAAATGGTCTTATACTCGATCTGAGAATATTTATATCAGCAATATTAATGTAATCTTAAGCAAAAACGTGTTTGTAAACATTTTATCCAACCCTGTCACGTTTGCGTTTTTCGGGAAGCATACAGGAATACACGTACGAGAGAATAGTTTATTAACCAATAATACAAAGTTTGTTGAAGTTACAACAAATGATTTAAATGAAGACTTTATTATAAAAGATAATATTTCAAATGTTTCATGGAATAGTATTGTACAACAAAATTTTAAGTCGCCTATTACGAGCAACGAATTGAACAATAGCAATAATATTCAAAAATTACAAACCGAAATAACTTTTGAAAGCTCGCTTATTGTCTTTTTAGAAATTTTAAAACGCAATGATATATTAGAACACATATTAGACATTTCACAATTATTTGAAAAAACCAACGATTATATTAATGTTAAACATAAAACAACAGCAAAAAATAACACCCCAAAGCTATTTTGCATGTTTTGTTATGCTCCTAGAAAAGTTTTAAGCCTAATGGAATACCTTGCTGCTAACGATCAAATAGTATTTTTAAACGAACGTTTAGCAAAAGAGTTTAAAACGTCTCGGTGGGAGATAACATCGTGGTTTTCTGATCCGTCTAGAATCTTACATAATACATTAGCCAGACAACTACTCAAGCTAACTGACGAATCAGAACACAGAGCTTTAATTTCTTTATTACGTTACATCTCTCTAACAATAAAAGAAGACAGTATTTTATTATTAGGAGAGCAGTTTGTTATGTCAGGAACAGAAATATTTAATTATTTTTACGATGAAATGAATAATTTTCTTGAAATTAACTCTATATTTTTAGTAGACAACTTATATGATGATCTAAAATTTAAAGCAATTAAACGGATAGAAAACTCTTCTATAGAAACAATTAAAAATTTTAATATAAATCACTATATACAACATTGTTCTACTCAATTTTTTCCTCAAATAGAAACTTTAGTAGGTTCACTGTATACACAATTAAGTCCTGAGCATTTTTTCCTAATAGATTTTCAACAGCATATTTTGACGGAAACGTTTAACGCTTTTTGGAAAAGACTATCTCATTTATGTCCAGCCAATTTTAAAAAATTGATTAAGCGACTTAGCCAGTCTGAAAGTACAACTCAAAGTTTAATTTTCGATGAACGTTGTGCAGATCCAGTATTTTTACAGTATATAGTTAATGATTTAAAGAATAAATCAACAGAACAACAAAAAATCGAATTGACGGAAATCATCGAGGTTCAAACAAAATACAAAATACAAACAGAAAAACATACCTTAATAAATATTAAGAAAGAGCTAGCTGATAAGTGTAAAACGCACCTTCTTAATTTAGAACGATTAGGAGAATTCAATTACTTTGGTAACACCTCGGTTTTTTATAAAAAAGCTGATAATACAACAGACTACATAAAAACAAATTACTACAAAATTAATTTACATCTATTATCTGAAAGCATAATTACAAGCATATGTTAGATGCAATTTTTATACAATCTTGCTCAAAAGAAATCGAAGATGGACGATTAGCACGACTTATCAAAAGCATTTTTAAACACAAAACAAGAATAATAGACATTTGTGTGTTTTTAGATAAAGAAAGTTTTAAAGCCAACCTATCATCTTTAATTGGCTTTAGTTCTTTAATACAATTCATTGTCGTTGACGACACAACCGTATTGAATCCAACAACAAAAGTTTTTCATTTTTTAATAAATTATGAACCAGAAAAGTATAAAAAAATTCTTTTGTTGGAATCTGATTGTGCCATATTTCCAAGATTTGACGAACATCTTAATCGTGAGATTTTATCCTTAAATAAGTCTGAATGGTTTATTTGTGGTTCAACATACTACGGAAATAAATGGAAAACGGTTGAAAACACCCCACAAGATTATTCAAACCACATGAACGGAGTAGCTGTTTATAACAGAAGTAGTAAATTTCTACAGTTATTAAACGAGCTTTTCTTAACTCACAATCTTGAAAACATTCACACAAATTATGATTTTGCTTTACATCAAGCAATGAAAGACAGCTATTCATCATATTGTGTTGACAGTAAATCAATATTAAACCTTTCAGATATTGATGATTTCAATTTACATCACAAAGACAAAAAAAATGAAGCTGTCGTAATTCACACGAAAAACTTCTATTATACTCATATAGATTTAATTAAAAAACTAAAAACGCAAAAAAACAACATTAAGCAGAATCTGTCAAATAATTGTCGAAAAGTCCCCGTATTTCTCCATATACCAAAATGCGCAGGAACTTATATAGAAGGAGTACTAACTCGAGTAATGACATGGTATGGGTTACAAAACAAATGGAACGAAACGTCTAGCCATTTATGGAATTTTTGTCTTCGTAGAGTGTCGGTTTTAACAAGAACGGACCAAACTTGCTTAACTTTATTAGTCTATGATTATCAAAACTTATGCGAAGAAAACGAGAAGGTTGAAAGAGTGGATGATTATAGTTCTACTATATATCTAGACGATTTACTTGCAAACATACACAGCTTTCGTTTTTTTGTTTTTGCTATTGTAATACAATCACACGGCATTCAGTTTATTTTATCGGGTATAATTGAAGCTATTTGTGACAACTGGGGTCTCGATCCTGTTCTTTTTACAACCATGCGAGATTCTTTCACTAAAGCAAAATCAATGTTTTCATATCTCTCAAGTGCTGCTTCACAGCACGAAACAACACATAAGGCTATAAAATCAGAAACATTCGAGTCATATCTAAGCTCCTTCGAATGTGAAGATAGTTGGTTGATACGAGAATTGTTGAGATTAAAACCAAGCGAAATTATAACTGAACAACATTATGAAAATACGACACAATATTTAAATTCATTTTTTGTTATAGATAGCACAAAAAAAACGAATTTAGTATTAACAAAAATATTACAAGAATGTTATGAAATAGATTACAGCAAATTGCCAAATGAGTTTAACGGACAATTAGTTTCGAGAAATGAAAGCACCAATAAGCCAAAAACGACTTTTAATGATTTAAACGAAGAAGCTAAAGAGTTTTTCTATAATAGAACTATGTACGATCAAAAATTATATGAAAAGTATTGTTCGAGAACTCTTAATATAGACAACAAACAAAATGAAAATTTACACATATCATGAAGATCTTAGGTTCGAACATTCAAACAGACTTTTAAAAATATGGAAACAAAGTTGGCAACAGAATGGATTTATTCCAATAGTTTTGTCGAGAAAAGATTGTATTGAGCATCCATATTACACAAGCTACTCAAATGAACTTAGAAAAATTTCAATTGAAATAAGTGGAAAACCTCCAACCGAATATGGATTAGCTTGTTGGCTACGCTGGCTAGCATATTCTACACAAAACGATGAAGAATTTTACGTAAGTGATTATGACGTTATAAATCATAACTTTTATCCAACAAAACCGCTCGTAGGGTTATATATGTTGGATCACACTTGCCCGTGCATTGCTAGTGGTAGACCAAAAGATTTTGAGTGGTTGTGCAAAACCTTAATACATACAGTAAATAATAATAAAGATTTTTTTAAAAAAATTTATAAGAACATGCAAGAAACTTACTGGTTTAATGATCAAGAATTTTTTCAAATTGTTAACGAGCTGGATCATAACTTAATTAAAATGACTAGAAATAGGGAAACGTTTTTAAGCACTCCACTCATGCACGAATTTTGGAAAAAGCCTTTAGTACATTATGGTAGTGCTTTATGTGATTTATATTTACAACGTTTTTTGAAAAAATTTACTCCACAAGCTCGAGTTAATTTAATCGAAGAATCCTTAAAGAAAAATTCATGAAAGTGTATACATATTTTAACAATATTGGATTTGAACATCAAGACGAATTACTAAGTTTATGGAAACTAAGCTGGAGTAATCAAGGATATCAACCAATCGTACTATCTCAAGTTGATGCTGAAAATCATTTATTGTATAATGAGTTTAAATCTAAACTTTTAGAGTTTCATATACAAATAATGAGCAAACCTCTCAGCGATTACGGCTTAGCTTGTTGGTTGCGTTGGTTGGCTTATGCTACTCAACCTGAAGAAAAATTTTACGTTTGTGATTATGATGTTATAAATCATCATTTTCCTATCAGCGAGCCAGATGATCAATTACATTTTTTAAATGGGTGCTGTCCTTGTGCCGCAAGCGGTACTTCATCTCAATTCGGAAAAATGTGTCAAACGCTTTTAAGTTTTACAGAAGAAAACTTAAAAGACGTTATTAAGATAGTTCAGCAGAACCAATTTATTCATTTTCATGATCAGGAATTTTTATTAATTACTCATTTTTTAAACCCGATTTTGTTTAAAAAGACAGAGGAAAGGACAAAGAGATTCGGATTTCCAGGAGAAGGCATTTTTTGGGAAAAAGAACTAGTTCACTATTCTACTGCTTCATGCCGTTCTTATTGCCAGCAACAAAACATTAACTACAACAGACATGTTAGATGTGAAATTGTTAAACGTTATTTGCAAAAAACCAACTAAACATGCGTATTTGTACATATTATGAGGACATACGTTTTGATCAACAAGATCAACTTTTAGAAATATGGAAAACAAGCTGGGAAAATCAAGGCTTTACAACGTTAGTTCTAAATTTAGAACATGCAATTCAATGCTCATATTATAATAATTTTTTTAGTAATATTGATCAGTTGTATATAAAAATTACTAAGCAGTCATTAAAAAAATATGGTAAATCTTGTTATTCGAGATGGTTAGCATATGCTAGTTTAAATACGGAAGAGCCATTCTTAGTTTCAGACTATGATGTTATAAATTATAACTTCTCAGTAAATGATGCAAGAAACCAAATTACCAATAAATTAACATTTTTAGATCGATATTGTCCTTGCTTGGCGATAGGAACTTCAGAGCAGTACTTAAATTTTACAAAGCAAATTATTAATTTTTCTGAAGAATTTGCTGAACCGTTAACTTATTATTACCAACAATATAACTTACAAACGTTCCATGATCAAGATTTTTTGTGGTTGATTCATAAAATTCAGCCTTTTTTTAATTCTGTTAATGAAAACGGATGGTTGGCAACTCCTCTTAATGTCACCATACCAAAAGAAAGTAAAGTATATCTTTATAATGGTGAACAACAAAATCATCAATTATATCATATATCAAATGATAGCGTAATTAATTTAAAAACAACAAATTCTAACTTAAATTTGATTTGCAATGGAGTTCTCAAACAACGTATTGCTAAAAATATCTTAACGACAAAAAACGCAAAATAAAATTATTGACTTTTAAATGTTTTCGACGAATATGATGTTAATTATTAAACAGTATTTTATGATGGACTTTGATGGTAAAAATGGCGATGTCCATTGGGATCCTTATATACTTCGAAAAAATTTGTGTCGTTATACAGAATCCATCTTTCATATAAAAACCGCACATTAGTTTCAGAAAGGTTTAAATGAGACATGTTCAGACTAGGCAATGTTCTCACATGGGATGCTTTTGTCCAAAAAAAATTTCCTGCAAAATGTTTTTTGTGTGGAGGAAAAACATTAGGATAAAAATTATTATCAGGTCCTGCATCGTGTAGATAACATCCGAGCACATCATACCTTTTTAAAAGAGATATACACTCATTATAGTTTGTTATTAAATGTTTTTGAAGCATTTGTCTCCATTGTTGAACAAAAATATTGTCTTTATGACAAACTCCCTTTACGTGAAAATAAAAAATATTATAATCTTTATTAGTTTCAGCAGCATCGTTTTGCATTAGCACAAAAGAAGGACGCTCATACAATAGTAAGTCGTTGCTATAAAAATATAAATTGAATTTTTTATGAGTTTCCAGTAAAAAATTAATATTTTTTCTATCTTTACCTAAAAATGATATTTTTATTTCTTTTGCTAAGTCAAATAACCCGGTCTCTACCAATAAAGCTTTTTGCTCTAAAACAATATCTTTCCAATGGTTAATTTCAGCAATTTGCCAATATATATATATATATATTTCCGGTTGCATATTAATTTATATACTAAGACATTTTAAAAATTCCTGTAAATTGCATATTTCAATTGAAGTACATGAATTAGTTGATTCTTTATTAAAAGGTATTAAAAAATATTTGAACAAATCGTTCGGCAAATGTCCATATAGCATATTATAGTGCTTTATAAACGATCCTGCATAAATTATATTTTCAGTGCCACTTGTAAATTCACATATACTGCAATTGTTTTTAGGATTTAAATATATAATATTAGCCATTGCACTACCATGAGGTCCGATTACCACTGTTGCCTCACTAAACAGTTTTAGTTGGTTTAAGTGACTCATCGTTTTTCCATTTTCTTCTCCGTTAAAAAGTGTAAAAATTAAGTTATTTTGAACACAAAACTGCTTCAACAATAAAATTATTTCAGCTTCATTAGCTGGTTCCATTTTTCTGGCATGAGTAACATCTTTACTGTTTCTGGAACAATATATTAAGCGGTTTGAGATAACGGTTTTGTATTGTTTTTCAATAACATTATCGATTTGCGCTTTCAGCATTTTAATTTTGTTTTTGTCTCTGTAATGAAATGACTCGTGATTTTCAACAATTATTTCGTTTGCAAAAATTTGTAATTCTGTATTGTTCAATAGTACCACTTTGCTGAATTTAATTTGAAATAATGATACCAACGAATTTAAAACCGGACTAGAACACACGTACACAACATCACAATCCGTATTTGCTTCTTCATATATTATTTTAGGAATCACGTCATGTAAACAGTGACCATAGTTTTCACCCCAAGGTACATTTAAAATTTTAACTTTTGAAAAGGTTAAAATGTTTTCGTTTTTGTTTTGTAAAAAATAATAATAATTACCAGAGGTCACTTCTAATCCATAGATTCCTTGAACACTTATATTTTGTTGAGTTTTTATAATGAAAGGAGAAGGAGAGATACTATGTCCTTTTGAAAAATTTTTAATGATATTAATATGCTTATCACTTATTGGAAACTTTGAAATATCTTCACAAGGATATTGAAATTCTTTATCGGATTGCACTTGGCTGATGATTTTCATAGTTATTTGTATTTATCATTATTCATAAAATATAAAATATTTTAACTCTATTGACTTTTAACTGTTTTCGACGAATATCGTGAAATGAGTAATAAATTTGATAAATTTCTCAAAAAGGCTTTAGATAAAATGTTTACATATGTAGGGTTTAAGTGTTTTAATGAAGATTTTACTAGGAACTCTGAAGATTGGTACAATCAAAAAACCTGGACTGAAGCTCAATCAGAAGACTTTAAAAAATGGTTTATTACTGAAGCTAAAAAAGATTTAAAGTTCAACAAAACCATGATTGAAAGAGAATATGAATGGTTTAATTTAAAATGGGGATGGAAAGTTCTTAATTCTTAAATGGAAAATCGAGTTGAATTAATTGGCCATTATGGCTCAGACGAAATTATTGCATGCTCTGCTTGGACTTCCACATCAAGAGAATTAACGGAAGAGAAAAAAGGCAGAGTCGGAAACTTGATTAGAACTCTTTGGGAAAATGGTCATGAAACTCCCTTTGAAAAAGCTACGGTTCACTTTTTAATAGATTGTGATATTGCAAGTCATATTCATTTACTTAAACACAGAATAGCTAGCATCAATGCAGAGTCAGCAAGATATAAAGAATTGAAAGAAGATAAAACATATCTTCCTGACGATTGGGAAGGAGTAAGGGTTTTATCTTTAAAAGGAGGAGATCCAAATATGACTTGGAAAAGATTGTTAGAAATATATACAGATTTAGGTAATACATATTATCATGCATGCATAAAGGATTTAGAGCCCTTGGTAGGGAGAAAACGAGCCAAAGAATCTGCTAGGTTTTTTAAAACTTATAATTCGCAAATACAATCTGATGTTATGTTTAACATGAGAAGTTTTGCAAATTTTCTTAAATTACGACACAGCGAACATGCTCAAAAAGAAATTAGAGAAATTGCTCAAAGCATGCTGAGACTGGTTCAGCAAATAAATGGTAGCCCATTTAAGCATACTCTCAATGCATGGAAGGTTTAAGTTGTTGACAAAACCATTTTTTGCGTTTATTGTTGCTTGTAGATGATTAATAAAATAAAAATAACAAATTTAGCTGATGCTGAAAGTTACAGCTATAATAAAAACAACACCGAATGGGATGTTTGGATATCGGTTGTTGGAGAAGAAGATAGAAAACAAATAAATCGGATGAGAAAAAATTTTCAAGAAAAAAATGTAAAGTTTTTTCATCAATTTTTTGCAGATTGGTCTGATGATGACGGAATAGAGTGGGAACATTTAAAACGCGAAGCCCCTCAAATACAGCACATTCAAAACATTATAACATTTATTAAACCTTATACGCAAGATCTTAAGCCGCATTGTTTAGGAGTAAATTGTTTTGCTGGTATTTCAAGATCAACAGCTATTGGTATTACTGCGCTAGTAATGTCAGGCAGAACTGCAGAACAAGCCTTAACAGAAATTTTAAAAGTTAGACCTGTAGCTTGGCCTAACTTAAGAATTTTAGGTTTTGCATCACAAATTTTAAATATAGACATTAAGACTCCCATAGCAAATTGGAAAATGCGTTGTCTTAATTCGGAAGAATTGTTTATAATACCTGATCGACAACAAAAGGAAGAATAATAGATGAAAACTTCGAAGACCGTTTCTAAAAAAATTCAAGTAGAGTTTGATGCAGAACATTTACCTGTAATTATTTCGGCTTTAGAAACATATTCCCGGCTGCAATCCGGTCAAGTTTCAATTGCTATGGATGAAGTTTATGCTGATAGATGGCTTACCCATGACGAGAGAAATCACATCGAAAATACTATAAGATATGCAGCGTTTCCAAAAAATCTTAAAAGAGAGTATGATGGTCACGGAGGTTTTTATGATCAATACAACAACGTATACGATGAGAATGGGAGCGTTGTAGAAGAAAGCGAAGAGTGGAAGCAAAAAAAGGCAAGACCTCATTTAGATCATGCTAATTCTTCCTTTGGAGTCGGTTGCAAAGAAATGACACGTGGCACGATTGCATGGGAGATCAAAAAAGCACTTCAAGAGTATTTACATTATGAGCGAAACAACGGTTATAGAGATATGGGTGTGGATGGTGACGGTGTTCTTAATATTTCTGGCGTTCCTAGTGCGAAAGTAATTGATCCAGAAACAAAAAAATACTGGAAACCCATAAAAAAAGTAAAAATACCACAACGATATCAACAAAAAATAAAACAATTAGTCCAAAATAAACAATATAGCGAAGTTTGGAATGTAATCGATAAAGGATTTAAACGAACTCCTCTTCCGCAAGGCTCTCAATATGCTATAGAGGAAGAGGCAGGAACTTTTTTTGTAATAATTGAAAAACCGTTTAAACCTATTAAACTTCTATTTCAATGAAAGTTAAGTTGCCAACCGAAAACGAACAGTTTTATATAAACGAAGGAGTTTTTTGCGGTATAGATTCATACTTAATTACACCCAAAATTAGTGCTGAATGGAATTCGAATAACTTATTTTACCGTTCTTTAATAGTTGGTAGAGAAACCCAACAAGTACTTTCTTGCGGTTGGCCAAAATTTTTTAATTTAGGCGAAGCTTCCTCATTGTATCCTAATCCAGAAGAGTTTAAAGATTGGTCAATACAAGAAAAGTTAGACGGTTCGTTGTTAATCGTGGATCACGTAAATGGTCAATTCTCTATGAGAACGAGAGGCTGTTTTAATTATCTCCAGCAAGACAATTCACAGGACTTCACTTTATTGTGTACAAAATACCCAAAAGTTGTAGAATTTTTAAAAAACAATTCTCATTTAACTTTGTTGTTTGAAATAGTAACTCCAAACAACGTCATTGTAATACGACCAAAAGAGGTTGAATTTTATTTTCTTGGAGCAATTAATAAAAGTTGTATGCAAATAGTTTGTCAACAAAATGTATTGGATATTTGGAGACAAATCGGCTGCATGCCAACTCCAAAAACCTTTCAAATCGAAGAGCTTAAAACAATTGCAGATTTAGCAAATGCGATAAAGCATTGGAAGGGGCAAGAAGGGGTAGTTGTTTGTTATAATAACAATCAAAACAGAATAAAATTAAAATCTGATTGGTATCTGTTTTGCCATCGAGTCAAATCTCAATTAAACTCTGAAGATAATTTAATTGATTATTATATTGAATCTGAATTGCCTGATTTTGAAGAATTTTTCGAAAAAATTAAAACGAACTTTGATTTTGAAATTGCTGTTCAATTGACTGACCAAATACATAAAATAGTTGATGCTGGAATTTTAGCAAAAGAATACATAAGCAAAGTGATGAGCGTAGTACACGATATTAGAAATGTTAAAACGAGAAAAGAGCAGGCTGAAATGATAAAAAGAAATTTTTCTTCAAACTCTTCTTATGCTTTTACTCTATTAGACAACAAGCCTCTAACCAGTCTGCAATGGATCAAACTTATAAAAGAGCAGCTTACCAACTAGTATGAAAGTCAAAGATTTAATGCAGTTGCTGAGTGAAAAAAATCCTGAGCTGATAGTTGTTGTTGATGGGTATGAATGCGGTTTTGATGAAGTAGATAAAATTAAAGAAGTGCTTATTATTCCTAATTCCGAATCAAAAAAGAAAACCTGGGAGGGAGAATATCACGAAGACTACTTAAAATTAAAAGGAAAGCCAGCACTTTTATTGCCCAGAAAATCATAAATTATTTTTAAAAATATGAAAAAACGTTACGATTATTATACTGATGGAGAATGGAGAGTTTGTAAACCATTAACAAAAGATTGTAAAGACATAGTTGGTGATCTCATGAATTCGGTTAATGTAGCACACCATTGGCCAAAAGAAAAACAACAACAATACTTCGAAAGAATTATTTCGGTTACTTATGATCTTGCTACCAGAAAACCTAAAACGAAGACGCGTAAATTTGCTGAATTCATAAAGGATAAATTTTTTAGCGTCGCTTCTCGATTAGTAATTTATGTACCTTAATTTTTCAATTAAAAATTTTTTTTATAAAAAAAACAATTTTAAAGGTTTTTTTTCATTTCATAAAAAACTTACTGAATACAAATACTTTGAATTTGAGTGCCTCAGAGATTCTTATCACTTACTAAATTTAGAATTTAAGGTTAGTTTTAAAGAAGATCATGCGGGGATTAGACTTGCAATTAGTTTGCTTGGCGTAGAACTTTATGCACAAATTTATGATAGTCGACACTGGGATTTTGCTAATAATTGTTGGCAAAGCAATCCAAATAATTTAGATGGATTTTAACCGTCGACGACATACAATATTAATGTTTTATTTTACAAAATATTCTAGCCAAATGTTTAAAATATCAATGTCTAGTTGTTTAATTATATTTTGATTTAGCAAGTTTTTATAAATTTGTTTAAGTAAATCCCGTGTTGAAATTAATCCTTCAGTATTTTCTTCGATTATATCAGCAATATACTCATTGTGTTTGTACATTTCTATTTCACTCTCTAAATCTTTAAATGTATCGTGGTTGTTTCTATTTTGAACTACATTAGGAGCAACAAACATTAAATTTTTATTTAGTTTCTTTAATATTATATTTGTTATTACGCCTCTTAATATGTCGCAATATCTAAAAGATACCGAAGAAGGGATCAATAAACAAGCAAATATATCTTTATCGATCCAAAATGTATTTTGGGTATTGAATGGACAAATATTTTTATTATCTACAACTATATCTTGACAATGACTCCAATGTATATTTTTATGTGCATGAGTTAATCTGTAAATAGCGTCTACGTCAGGTTCGTTCTCTATGAGACCATTAATAATCGAAGGTTGTGTATTTGTATATTCAACAGCAAACTCTGTAGATTTATATGCTTGAGAAAGTGGAAGACCTCTAGGCCATATACTATTATTTTGTCGTTGAGCCTCTGATAAAGGCAGTCCTTTCAACCATAAGTTTATAGTATCTCCAAAAAAAAGATTGAAGATGTTTATCCACTGACTGTTTATTTGCTTAACCAGCAATGCATTTTCGCTCTTATTTATTAAACATTTATCGAAATCATTGTTTGGAATATTGTCGTCATCGGTTTCGTATATAACTTCGTATCCTTTTTGAATGGCATACAAATAACCAAGATTTTTTCTGCAATAATGATTAAACGGAATTAACTTACTCAATTCAGGAAATAAACGATATTGTGAATCAATGTCTAAATAAATGCAGTTTAAATCTCGATATTCTCCTGAAGGTGTATTTTCATCTGCTACAATAATGGTGTCATACTCTTCATTTAAAACATGTTTTAATATTGTCTCACTTGGTGAATTTATTGTTGTTATAACTACACATTTTTTTTTGCAAAAAATATCCCGTAGCCATTGTTTTGTTTCTGGTACATGTTGATAATCGGTAGAAGCACTATTAAATTTTAAAGGATGTAAAGCAAATGTGTGGGTTTGGTTAAAAGAATTCTTTATATAAGAAAAATTTGTTAAATTTTGCCTTAACTTATTCCACAGATAGGTAGCATGTCCAAATAATTGATAATCATTTTTATTAGGTATAAGATGACTTATAATAGTTGGAATTGCAATCTCGAGGAAAACCTTCATTTTTGCAAAAATATCCATTGCATCAACAAAATCTTGATTAAAATGTTTTCGTGGTATAAAAAAATAATCACTAAGAGAATGGATTCCATCCTTCCACTTAAATTTTTGTATATACTCTTGATTGTGGAAAAGAGACAATATTGCTTCAACTCCAAATTCAGTATCCTTAAACCAACAAGAATTGATTAGAGAATTAAGATCTATTAACTCGCCAAGATTCGATGAAAGAAAACATATAACTTTATCGTTTCTATACAAATTTAATGTATTGAGGTTTAAAATATTATCATCCATAGTACATCTTGTAATCCGTTACCAACGTCTGAATAAAAGATAATTTTTTTAAAATGAGAATTATATAGTTCTTTTAAATAATCTTTATGTATAACGTGTTGGGCATAATTAAAATTGACAATTAAGATACTATTCTTAAATCCGTAATCATTATGGATTAGCTGCTGTTGTTTAGTTGTTAAACTGGGCATTATAGGTTTCATGACAATCATACTTAATATGACTTTCCTGATTTTATGCGGGTTTATTTTAAGTCTTACCATTTTAGCTGCATAAAAAGTGAGACTCAATCAGTATTATACAACCTTTGCTTAATTTATGCGGTTAGCCAATTTATTAGCTTTGAAGTTTTTGCTCTACAATATTGATCTGAACAGAGTGCTTGAAATACATTTATTTTCTACTCATATTTCCGAGCGTTGACAACAGACAAAATTAACGTATTTTATGGCATATGAATAGAGATCTCGAACAACAGTTAGTAAGCAAATATCCAAAAATTCTTAAAGATTATCGTGGGGATATGAGCAAAACATGTATGGCTTGGGGAATGGAATGTGGCGATGGCTGGTTTAATCTTTTAGATAAATGTATGGAAAAACTTCAACATTTTTGTGATTTATGCTCTAAAGACGGAAAGGAAGTTCAAATAACAGCAAATCAAATTAAAGAAAAGTTTGGAACGTTACGGTTTTATGCAAGTACTAGTGGAGCAACAAATATCGAAGATGAAATCTTGCATGACATCATTGATAAAGCCGAAGAAACCTCCTCAAGCATATGCGAAGAAACTGGAGAATACGGAGTTCCTTGTAAACGCGGAGGGTGGTATAAAACATTATGCAGAAAAAAAGCAAGAGAGTTGCATTTTACTGCTTGTAATGAACAAACTGAGCAGTACTGGCAGGAACAAGACTCAACGCTAACCTCTTCTTGACTATTTAAAAAGATTTGCATTTTGTTTGTATCACAAATAAATAAACAATGATGCGAACGCTAAATGTTGCTTGTATAATATTGATTGTAGTGTCCTGTTTAATTACGACAGCTATTGCTTTATACGAAAAAACGTATACACTTTATGAAGAGTTTTCTAAAAAAGCTCCCGAACAACTAGAATATTGTTTAGTGAGAACAAACAATTCTGGAGCATTGATGTTTGATGCAGAAGGGGCATTTCCTCCTATTACTATCCTAAATGGAACAAACTTAAAAGTTCTCGAAAAAACTAAAACCTGGGTTAAAGTTAGTACAGAAAGCGGCAGAATTGGATATATCACTGCAGACAATGTTGAGTTTGTAACAATTTTACCTAAAAACACAAACCGTGAAGATGAAATTGCTCAAGGGCTTTTTAATTCCGCTGATTACAGACGTTGAGTTTTTTATAAATAATGCTAAACTTTAAAAATGAGTTTTCAAACCATTAATCAATTAGTTGGAAGCATTAAAAGTAAAATAAACGACTTGGAGTCGATACTTCAAATTTTATTGTCGGAATATCGTACTGCTTCGGAAATCATCGATGCAACAAAAGATTCTAGAGAAATTTATGTGAATCAACTAAAAGACCTTAATCAAACCTTAGCAAACATAATCGAAGGACATCCCGCCCTTTCAGCAAGTAAAATATCATTCGATGCATTTAATAAATTGACTGAAGTTGCAGAAACTAAACAAAACACGATTCAAATTTAATTAAAAATTAATTTTCGTATAGTAAATTTTTTAATACAATCTCGGTTATGGAAATACGTGAACTAATTACAAATACTGAAAACCAAATTTCTTTGCTTAAGGATTTAGTAAAAAGTCATTCAGAAGATTTAAAGACATATCCTAGAGAAAGTAATTCTTTGGTTTCCTTAGCAAAATTAGAACATTGCTATAATACGCTTCTTAGATTAAATGATTTGCTAGTAGAGTAAAATTAATTTAGTTAGATGACATTAATTTTTTACTTGCGTAGTCGGGATCATATGTAATATCTTTTATATGTTGCCCGTTTCGCTCTTCATTTATAGTATATTTGGTCCAATTGTAATATGATTCTTTATTATGTAATGACTCATTAAAACATAATTTAATAAAATCATATGCATCGTTTGGATTTTCAAAAGACCCTAATGTTACTTCTAATTTATTTACACTAGAACTTCCTTTTACTGTGTATACCGTTTCTTCTTCCATTACTAAGTAATAATGTTTAGAAGAGCTAAAAGTCAAATAATAAATAAATATATATAACAGTGAGAGTCTTAAATAAAAATTTTTACGCGTCACCAATTCCAAAGAATTCGAAATTTGCTATTGGGGATTGGATTATAAAGGGATATGGAAGCTATGGAGGGCAATTGGGTCAAGTTGTTGGCTACAGATCTAAATATTACGGAGCTGGAGACTATTTAATTGAATTTGAAAACGGTACATTATTCGTAACAAAAAAGAAGTATTTAAGAGGACCATATAAAACGAAAGAAATTGCATTAAAATATCGAAATAACGTTAACATAGAAGATTCGATTGATGATTTAAGGCTTAAGTCTACCGCATTTTCAACAGAATATAAAACGCTTCCCAAACTTGAAAAAACGCTTAAAGATATTTATACAAAAGAGCCTTTCAATTTCAAATGGCTAGAAACTCCAATTAGTTTTAAGACAGCGGAATATAAACCTCAAATCATAACAGTGCTAGCTGTTAGAACTGACTCAGAAGTATCCTTTGAAAGCCATTGTAATACAAATTTAAAAAAACAAGGATTTAATCAATTTTCTATTATACGTTACAACGATCCTTTAACAAAAAAACTACTAACTAAAGATTACTCACCATATCAAATAATTTTTCCTAGTTTAAAATTTTTTCTAAATAATAAACAAGATTTAAATATCGAACAGAAGCCATTAGCTCTTGTAAATAAACTTTTTAAATTAACTCAAGCCTCATATGCTAAAATACAAAAAGAATCAGAAAAAGTAAATATAAAACCTAAATTTGAAAATTTTAATAAACTTTTGTCGTTAGACAAACTCACAGCAAAAGACTTACTTGAAATATGCGGCGAATTAAAAACCGAAGGAGAGCGAAAAGTTTTAACTAACTCAATTGATTTTGACAGCTTAAATTTTATCAAACCCGAAGACAGAAGTTTAATTAGAGAGTATCATCTAAAATCTTATGTGTTTTCGTTCAATGATGCTGTTGCAACAAATTTAAATAATTGTCCATTATCTGTTCCTAAAATTCATATTCAAGGAGATCAACTTGTATCTCTTTCAACAGATAATAATACAAAAGTCGATAGGATAGAATTATATAAAGCTCCATTAATTAAAAGCCTAAAAGGACTAGAGACTTTTCACGACTTAAAAGAACTAGAAATTGGCACATACAACAGTATGCTTACCGACAACTCAAGGTTATTGCGATTAGAGACATTAGATGGGTGTCCTTCTAATATTACTTTATTTCTTAACGAAAGTTGTGGAGCAACACTTAAAACGTTAAAAGGGCTTCCTGATAATTTAAATAAAGTCATTGTTAAGTTTGAATTAGATTCATTCGAATGTAGCAATACAACAATATTAGGACAATTGTACGTTCATAAAAAACCAAAGTCGTTGTCTGGTTTGCCTAAAGCATCAAAATATACCATCGAAGGATATACTCAAGAACAAATTGATGAAGAAATTCAGTTTAGAGGATTAAGAGAAAAACTTCCAGAACTTGATGGAATTTTTTAACTTAAATTGTTAAGTTGGACATCAATGATAAATTGTCAAATTCCTACACCTAATTTACCTATATTCTATCATATTCCTAAAAATGCCGGGACTTATGTTTTAAGTTGGTTTTACGTTTTATTAGGATATTGGAGATCAATCGTAGTAAACGAAACTAGAGAGTTTAATGAAAATTCGATGGTGATGTTAACCGTCCTTCACAACTCGAATACAGTACTTAGGATTGCTATTCTTGATATCAAATGCCGTATGCAAACAATGAACAAGCAGATTTTACAACACATAGGAGGTACAAATTATAAAATAGAATTCAAATATATCGATGATCAGTTTTTGCTAGATTTAATGTTACTTGGGATAGTAGTTGAGCCATTAGGACTTAGGCAACATCAGTTTTTTCTTAAACCTTTTATTCGCAACAAAATTATAAAGAAATTTTTAATTTTCAGAGAACCGTTTGACCGCTGTTGCTCTATGTTTTATTATCTAAAATCGTATGCATCTAAACATGAAATCCACTATAACCATGTAAATGCGTCTGAGTTAGAAGATTATATTTGCTCGGAACAATTGGAGGATAGTTGGCTGATTAGAGAATTTTCTGATGTAAGCAACACACAAATACTAACACTAACTAATTTAATCTCAACCATTAATATTTTAAATTCGTTTGTTATGCATCATATTTCCGAAGTTGATTTATTATTAGAAAGTATTTTTCAGTTTTCGTTGGGAATAAGCATCAACATAATTCCTGATTATCTAAAAATAAATTTAAAATTTAATTCGACTCCTTATGAAAAGATAACTTTTTCACAATTATCTACACACACTCAATCCGTTTTTGCTAATAGAACTCAAATGGATCAAATCTTATATAATATTCTCATTTGTTTTGTTAAAACTAACGCACAACTAAATAACTCAAGTATAACGGATTATGTATCTAGAGTTTTATTAGAACATCCTTTAAAGCACAAAGAGTTAAATGTTGAGCAGAACTAAAAATGTGGTAAAATAGTTTTATGCATCCAGAAGATTCCATTCACAAAGTCAAAGCATTCATTAACGAGCTACAAAAAGTTCAAGACCTATATTTCAACCGTTTACTTGATGAGTTAAACTTAAACAAGATTGGTCAAGATTATTTATTTGATTATATTTTCAATTGTGACGAT